GCCCGCCGCAACACCAGCAGAGCCCGATGCGCGCGGCCCGCAACCGCTTGACGGGATCGGCGGCTTGCGGAACCGGATCGCCGTCAAGCGTGTACGGCACAAACCACGGGACCGGATAGCCTTGCGGACTTACCGGCAAGCCCCGCATGCGCTCGGGAATCGGGATGTTACGTATCGAGGCATTCAACTCGTTCATGGTCTTTGGCTCGCCGACAGACCGATTGCCACGGCATTGCCGGAACTTTCGGCGGTTCAAGAAACATTGGTTCGGCCTCGTTCGAATTCGGGTACCAGTCGAACGAACGGCTCATGCGGCGGGCTGCCTTGGCGATTGCGCGATAGTCATGCACGATGGATGTCATTGGTTTGCCTCTTGCGCTTGTCTTCCGCGTGTTCCTGTTTGAAGGTTTCCAACAGAACGTAGGGGTCTTGACCCGTTTCGATTGCTGCGCGGAGCCACGTTTCCTTTGCTTTCCGCAAGAACCGGCTGCGGGAAAGCCTCTGTCGGACGGCATAGCGGGCCGCCTCGATCAGCAATTCCGCTTCCTCGATATATTCGTCATCGTTCATGGGTCTACCTCCGGGAAGATGATGCCTGCCTGTCGCATCTTGGTCACGTCACGTTGAGTGGCGACCAACAAATCCAGCATCGAAATCTCTCGACGGATCATGAGGACACGGGCGCTCAAGAGACAAGCGACCGCAATCGTTTCGTTTTCAGGGCGGCTGTAGTGTCCGCCGATCCGTTCGATCACCCGCGCCAGATGAAGATTTGCAGTGCTCGCTCCATGCACGATGATGGAAAGCTGGATTTCCTGATCGTCGGTGAGACCAACCACGCGAGCGAGCAGGCTGGTAACGTCATCGGAAATCTTGCACTGAAGGTCCCGCGAAAGCTGTGACCGTGCGCCCTTCATGACGCGTGTCCCTGTTCCGAGAATGGCGCAGGTTCCGGCCATCGCCAATTCAATTCGTCGTTGACGGGGCGGGCCACGATGCCGGCGTTAATCGCTGCATCTACTTCAGCGCGACCGTGCAGGAAGATCGGTTCCAGCCTGACTTCGGGCATGTCCATCGCCGCGCCCGCGAGGTCATAGGAATAGAGAACCGCATTACCGGCATAGAGACGCCCGCCGAGCGCGAAATAGTCCTGATGTTCTGGATCATCGAAGATGCGGAATTCATCGATCACGATGGCAATGGCGTGATCGACCTTTCCGTGATCGACAAAGCCGGTGAGACCTGCGATCTGCAACGCATGTTCGAGAGTTGGGCAGTCTAGATAGGTGATGAGATGAGCGGCGGGTTCGATTGTCACGAAACGCATGGCTACCTCCCATTTGTCAGTCCTGCTCCCCGTCGAGGGCACTCAACCAGCGACGGATTTCACCGAGCGCAACCGGCCCGATGCCCTTCACCCGCGCGAGCGCGGCGGGTCCGGCGCGTCTGACTTGTTCCGCATTCTTGAAGCCTGCGTTTGTCAGGCGCGTGGCGACCGTCTCGGATAGCTCTGCCAGTTCCTCGGATGGCGGCTTCCACCATTGTTCCGTCATGAGTCTTTCTCCCTGTTTGCCCCTTGCTTCGCGGTTACTTCCTCTCTGTGCTTGTTGATCGCGTTTTCGAGCATCCGGTACACGTTCGGTGCATCGGCCTTGAAGGTTGTCAGATGACTGTGGTTGAATTTTAGCCACGCGTCTATTTCATCTTCCTTTGTGGCGGTGCGGATGCCGGAAATCAGCGCGGCGCCGAATGCCTGCCACGACAAAACCTCGCCGGTCTCGGGATCGTGGATCGAAAGCATGTGCGGAATATGATCGACAGGCGCGGGCTTCTGTTCTGGTTTGGCAGTTGAAACGGTTTCTGCCTTTTCTTCCGGTTGCGGCTCGACGTGTGTAATCTGTTCCTGTGAGGCCCGCACATCGATGCGATGGACCTGCGGGGCTGGAAGCTCGCTCGCCGCATATTCGGCCTCGTCCTCGATCTCGTTGGCGCGGACGAGTTCGGGCGACTGCTCCTGTCGCTTGAGAAGCTTGCGCAAGCATGTCTTGCGGCTCATCTCGATTTCGTCGGTGTGCCAAGGCGTCGATTTGATCTTGCCTTCCTTGAAGGCCTTCCAGGCATCAGAACGGTCGCGGATCGCAAGGCACTGCTTGACCGACATCGGTTCGAGATCAAAGTACCCAGCCTTAAAACCGACCGTTGCGATGTATCCAGCGATAGACCCTCGTTCCGTGAACAGCTTTGGCCGATGGTGAAACATCTTGGGGTAGCCGAAGTCCACTTCGACATCATCAAGCGTATGAACCTCATGGCAGGATATCGTCGTGACGTTGCCGGTCTGCCGCGCAAGCTTGATCATGCCCTTGTAACCGATGCGAAGCTGCGGCTCCTGCTTTTTCGAGCGGTAAGAATAGGCGACCGCAAGATAAGCCTCGCCGAGCAATGGATCGAGAAAGAGGCCGAGGGCGGCGGCTTTGGCAACCTCGCGATATACCAGCGCCGGAGAAAACTGCATCAGCTCCGGATTTGCCATCAACGCATTGAGTAAATTTCGCTCAAACACGCTTGGCTTGATGTGTGATGGCAGCGAGCGGAACAGTTCCTCCGCTTTGCTGGGGGGCATGATTTCAGCCCAATACAATTCCAATGGAGTCGGCTTCGCAACGGCATTTGCCATTTTCCCTTCTCCTGTTTGTATGGTCACAAGCGCGGCTTATGACCGCGCCTGTAACGTCATGCCAGCCTTGCCAGTTCTGGGCGTGCCGCTCCGCGTCCAGGCGTTCCGGTCCAAGCCTGCCAAGCCAAGTTATGCCGATCCGCAACCGCGCCTAACCCGGCCAGAATTCGTCGAGCCTTGACTAGCCTGCCTCGACGTGCCGCTCCGATCCTCACCATTCCAGGCCTCTCCCGGTCTCTGCTTTCCGCGCCTGCCTCGCCAACCTTGACACAACCAAGCCCGGTCTTGATGAGGCGAGCCTGCCTTGCCTCTCGTTTAAGTCCCGTCGTTGCCTCTCGCGTCACGTCAGGACTAACCGCGCCTGCCTTTCCTTGCCTTGCTATGGCCTTACCGGACCACACCGGGCGGAAACAAGCCGGAGCAATCCCTTCGTGCCATGCCTGCCTTGCCGGATCGCGCCAGTCCTGACCACACCGTAGCCCGGACGAGCGAGACCGTGTCGCGCAACGCCGTTCCTGCCGAACCGTTTCTTGCCGCGCCTTTGGTTGCCTTGACACTCCGCGCCTGCCTAGACACACCGCTGCTAGCAAGACACTTCCAGAACCAGAAACGACAACCATGCCTGCCTAGCCATTCATCGACTTGTCGTAACCAGTCGGGCCAATCGTTCCAAGCCAGCCTGGCCGGAACCAGACAAACCTGAACGGACCAAGAGGTTATCCGCCACGCCTGCCACACCACGCCAAACTAGTACCGGGCAAAGCATCGCCCAATCAGACCGTATCCCATCCGAACACGCCAAGCCTGCCTTCCGTCCACGCCGAAAAGGTGGCATGGAGCGGCGGGGGCACGGCAATACCGCACACCGCTCCATGCCTCGGTCGAGCCAACCGGGACGCATCTGTGGCCGACCGAAATCAAAGTCTATGCCGAGAGCCGACTCCCTTCTGACTTCCTGCCATTCCGCTTGTGCCGAGACGATAAGCGTCTCGCCACACCAACGATTTGCGCAAGCCCGTCCTCCAATTCTCCGAGAACTCCGGGATATCGCTTCGCCAGTTCGAGGGCCGCACCGCGCGCCCGAGCAACGCAGCCCTCGATTCGCGCGATCTCAGTGAGGATGATGTTACGGGCATCCTCCCGACTGAAATCTCCCGACGACAGCGCCGCATAACGCTGAACATTCGGCGGCGCTCGCGGATCGTGCACGTAATAGGGCGCGAGAATCGTCTTCGGCTTGCTGACGACGACGACCGTGATGACTCTCAGCAGTTCACGCGCTCGGTCTTCAAGCGCCTTTTGCTGCGCATATCCCGCATCCCACAACTTCCCGAACCATTTGTGCAAGGGATGTTTGACGGGCCGCGCGGCTGTGACAATCATGCGAGGCGTGATGTGTCCATGATGCGCCCTGCGGATCGCCTCGCACTCAATCCGGTAGCGTTCATATTTTTTCGGAAACATGCGCTCACCTATTCCGGCCCGACGTATTCACCAGCATCGCCAGCCTTGCCGTTGCCGCGCTCGCGGATGATGCGCATCTTGGACGGTACTGTGGCATCGGTCGCAAGATGTTCCTCCATCTCGCGAACGCGAACCTCGTTCTCAAACCAAATCAGAATGTCACTGGTGTCTTCATCGAAGAACGCGGGCTTCTCATAGGCTTTCAACTGGGCCGCTCGCCCTTGCTTCGCGAGTATCGCCTTATACTCCTTTTCTCCCTCGGACACGAGCTTCCATCCGCCGTAAGGCCCGCCTTTCTGGCCGCGCCAGTCGCCGATGCCGACAATTGCGCCGGCCGCGCCGAATAGATTGCTGATTGTTCTGTGGGTGACAATGTTCTTGACGTATCGGATCGACACGCTGCACGCCCATTGTGGGAAGATCGGGCGGGTGCGAACGTCAGGGGTGTGTGCCATGTCAGAGTTTCTGACCATCGAACAGAAAATTTCAGGGATGCCGAACAAGTCAATGTTTACATCCGTCACGCGCGTCAGCCGTTCGATCTGGGCTTTCTTGGCTCCCGGCATATCGAGCGCGGCGGCGGCCAGCGCGCCATGGAAAGCCCCGTTCGGAATATGAAAGAGCGCTTTCGCTTTCGTATCACGATTCCGATAGAAGGCGCCGCGATATTCCGACATGGGATCGTGCTTGAGCTTTTGCTCAAGGCTCGCCCGATTCTCCCGCACCGAAGGGTACAACAGTTCCCGCCATGCTTTCTGACTGAAGCGGTGCATGATCATCGGTGATGTTCCGACAAGATGAAACCGCACTTCCTCCATCTGGATTTCTTGAATCTCGACGGTTTCCGTCTCGACTTTCTTAGCCTTCACTTTTCTCGCTGCCATTGTCTTCTCTCCTTGGGTTTGAATGCCCCCATTCCTTTTCTCGACGCGAGCCACCGGAACGCGCCGAGTCTTTCCTTGACGATCAATGCCATGCCATTATGTGCCGACCCGAGCCTGCCATACCGGAGCTGGCCGTTACTGGCCCAGCCTTCTACCCGTCACACCTAGCCTGCCATACCGCTACACCCAGTCCAGGCCCCAACTTGTCATGTCGCGTCTAGCTGCACCATTCCTGCCAGCTCCCGCCGTTCCTTTCGTCTCCTCTCCTGGCCCAACCTCGCCAGTCCGCGCGAAGCGGGACTCGCCACGCCTGCCGATCCGCCGCCTCGACCAACCAAACGAGACCCGTCCAACTGGCTCCATGCCTGCCGCTCCTCACAACGCCGAGCCGGGCCAATCCTCGGCACATCACTGCTTGTCTGTCCTCGCCTGCCTCACCTCTGTATGCCTCAGCCGGCTTAGCTCCTCCTTCCCATAACCATCCTTGACACAACCTCAACATCCCACGCCTGAGTGACAGAAAGAAATTTAACAGCGTTACGTTCCGGGCTGCGAGGTCACAGCTCGGTGAACAACAACGCTACGGCGTTAAGCATGTGAGGTTGTGTGACGGATGGAGATGACGCCCGCCCGGTTACGGTTGATGCGATAGCCCCCGCACGTCACGGTACCGATATCATCCGAAAGGTACGAACGTATTTCCTGGCGGGCTTTCTCATTCGCTTGCGCCGCATCGCTCGTTTCTTCGATTGTGTGCAACAATCGGCGCACGTCCTGAGCCCAGTTCGGCAGGCTTTCGTCGTGGTCCAAATCGATCCGCCGCAGTTTTTCAGGCGGCACGATGCGCTTGAAATGAAGCTCGCAAGGGGGAGCAAGGGACAAGACGCAATTCCAGAAATGATCGATGCGATCCCACATTAAAGCGCGGTAGGCTTCCGTGAAGTATACCGGAAGCTCGACGGGTTCCGTGCCGCCGCGCACGACCAGCAGCGAGGCGTTGTCGGCGGCGCGACATTCCATTTGAATGACGAGTTGCGGAACGTAGAATGACAACACGTCGGAGAGGTCCCTAAATGCGTTGACGGCCTTGACGTCGATTACGCAACGGTCGGATTCGCGGTACGCGTCGAGCGTGCAACTGCACCAATCACGGTTGGGATGAAAGCACTGTCGCCCGCGCTCGATCAGCGGATTGCCCGTCACTTCCGAATGCCAATCCAAGGCGACGGGTTCGATTGCGAGTCCATAGCGCGCGAGCCATGAGCCCTCGAAGTCGTCGGGTTCGTACCGAGGGTCGCCGATGGCGCGAAGCCACAAGCGTTGGATAATCTCCGTTCTCCCGGACATCAGCCAAGGCGCCATGCTGGCGGTGAATCTCTGGGCACGCGAGGGATCAAGAGACATCCGACGTGACCGCACATGTTTTCCTTTTGGGATTCTAGTCTCCGCAAAGGTAACCGCAATCGGTCACAGGTTGCGACAACTGATAAGTTTCTATCTTGGAGGAATGCGGTACCGGAATGTGAACCTCACTATGCCGACAAGTCCGTTTGTTCATTGAGGATATTTTGCGCGGGCACGCTGTAGGGCGGCACCCATGTGTTCGATCTGGGAAGCGGCTTGCATCGGCTGGCATCGGCTTGACGCGTTTTCGACGGATAAACTTCGCCGTTGCGTCGGAAGCGGGCCCGTGGACACTCAAGCCCATGTTGACGCCAACCAAAGCGATTGAACGCGCCATCAAACAATTCGGGAGCGAGTTGGCGCTCGCCCAAGCCATCCGATTCACGGCTCCCGCGATCCGGCGAGCCCGCCGCACCGGACGGCCGACGGCTGAAATGTGCGTCAATATCGAGATCGCCACGCGGCGGCGGGTTCTGCGCACGTCCCTTCGGCCCGATCTCTTTTGCGCCCGCGTCAAGCTTATCGACAACTCATGGAACCGAAGGCGCAACCGGAATGGTCGGGCAGCTTGACCTATTTCGCGGAACGACCTCGCGGCGGCGGAAACCGACGCCCGCGCTCGAATTCAGAACCTGTTGCGCGCTCGCGACCACCATCGACTACACGATTCGTCCGGGCTGGATTTATTCGCATCTGCCGTTCGGCGAGGCCCGCAGCAAAATCACGGGCGCGCGGCTGAAGCGCATGGGCACAAAGCCAGGTTGGCCGGATTATGCGTTTCTTGGACCGCGAGGCGCGGTGCTGTTCCTCGAAATCAAGCGGGGCTCGCTCGGCCGGTTGAGCGAGGCGCAAGAGCAGTTTGCGGAGCATGCGGAAACGCACAACCACGATTATGCGTGCGTCTACTCCTACGACCAAGCCATTGCCGCGCTCGTCGAGCGCGGAATCATCAGGCCCTCATGAAGGATTTGTGCGATGCAGACCCAGCAACTTGTCGTGTCCCGAAGCGAGGCCCGCGACCTCTACCGAAGCTACAAGGAGCACAAGCACTATTCCACGACCGTCGATAAGGAAGTTCAACGCGCCTATCAGTTGTTGGCGCAGGGCCGCTTGATCATCCGCGCGCTTGAAAGCATCAAGGCGGCGGGCTTGAACGGAAACGGGCTCCCGATGCTCGCAATCGCACCGGCCGACGTGGGAGAGGTCCGCTGTACCGTCGGCGACAGCGGAGCCGCGATGTTCGATGCGAGGGCCCGGCGGCCATGGTGGCAGTCCGTTCCGGATCGCATTATCGCGCAACGGGCGTATTTCGCATTCCCGCGCGGAACCTTCCCCGCAACCAAGCGGACGGACGGCCGTGCCCGATTGCCCATGATCCCGTTACCGCACAGGCCACAGCGCAGGCTCGCGAATTATCATGTCCTATGGGAAGCGGAGTGGTCGCTTGTACCCGCCCGTGATCCCATGCTCTTGCGCCGCATCGGCAAGGCCGATCTGTGGCTTGTGCTCGCGGCTTGGGATTTGGCGCCTGCCGAGATCGCCGCCCTCGCCACGAGGATGTGACAGGATGCGTTACCTGTCGGTCTTTTCGGGGATCGAAGCGGCGACCGTCGCATGGCATCCGCTTGGGTGGTCGCCCGTGGCGTTCGCGGAGATTGCGAAGTTTCCGTCGGCGGTGCTGGAATATCACTATCCATTGGTCGAAAATCTTGGCGACGTTCGCAATTACAGGAACTGGCCCGATGCAGCTTTCGATGTGCTTGTCGGCGGCAGCCCGTGCCAATCCTTCTCCCTTGCCGGAGGTCGCCACGGTCTTAGTGACGAGCGCGGGCGGCTCGCCTTCGTCTATTTTGCCATCGCTGAACGATATTCTCCCCGCTGGCTGGTTTTCGAGAACGTCCCCGGCATTCTGTCCGTCCATAGCGGCCAGGATTTCGGGGCCTTACTCTCAGTGCTGGCCGAACTCGGGTATGGGTATGCATGGCGTGTGCTTGATGCTCAATTCGTGCGAGTGGACGGATTTCCCCGAGCCGTTCCCCAGCGTCGGCGGCGTGTCTTCGTTGTCGGATGTCTTGGAGACTGGCGCAGAGCCGGAGCAGTATTGTTTGAGCGCGAAAGCCTGTCAGGGCGTGATCCGCCGCGCCGAGAAAAGGGGCAAGACGCTGCCGCCGCTGTTGCGCCAAGCCTTGTCGCAAGTTGCCGGGGCGTTGAACGATGCGGAGAGTCCCGAGGACAAGACCCGTTAGTCGCGTTCGGCGGCAACAACACGGCCGGATCAATCGAGGTCGCCGCCGCGCTTAACGCCCATGGCGGCGGTTGCCGACGCCTGGATTTCGAGAGCGAGACGTTCGTGACAGCCTACAGCTTGCGCGGGCGCGAGGGCGGCTCGCAAATGGAGGGGCCGCACGAAGTCGCGGCGTTGAGGGCCGTACCGGGCGGCGCCTCGAATTCCTTCGTCGCGCAATCCATGAGGGTGCGAAGGCTCACGCCCCGCGAGTGCGAGCGCTTGCAGGGCTTTCCTGACGATTACACGGCGATCCGGTACCGCCACCGGAAGGCCGCCGACGGCCCACGGTACAAGGCGCTGGGGGATGCCTTTGCGGTCAACGTCATTCGGTGGATCGGGCGGCGGATCGAATTCGTCGAGGGCATTGAGCCATGACGTTTCATGTTCTCAATCTCACAAGTTGTGAACTGATTGCCGTGCTGCATGAATGCGAAATCGCGATTGCCTATGCGCGGGAACTGGCGCGTGAGCACGGATGGAAGGAACGGTTCGGAGTCGTCGAGCTGGTCCTGATCCATGAGACGCCCCTTCGCAACGGAGAGGCGGACGAATGAGCGGGCTCGCGGACATCTTCGATATTGCGCAAGCCTGCGGGCGGTGGAAGCGCTATGCGCGCGGCGCCTTGATCCAGTGCCCTTGTCACAACGATCCGAATCCGAGTTGCGCGCTCTGGTACGGCGACGGCCAGATTTTCTGCAAGTGCTTTTCCGGCTGCGACTGGCGGGACGTACAGGACTCGCTTCGCGGGAGGGGTTTCGTCATGTCGCTTCGCGAGAGCAACGGCTATGCGAAGCGAGATTTGTCGCAAGTGACGTATGCAAGGCGGCCGACGCCGGATCACGACAATCATGTGCGGACGATGCTGGCGCGCGACATCTGGGACGAAGGGTATGAAGCGCTGTCGTCGCCCATCGCAAGTTATCTGATGGATCGCGGCCTGTGTTTGGAGACCGTGCCGGAAATCGACCGCACCATCCGCTTTCATCCGCGCTGCCCCCGAGGCAAAGAGCGGCAATCGGCCATGGTCTGTTCGTTGAGGGATTTCGCGACGGACCACGTCATCGGCATCCATCGCACCTATTTGCGGGACGGGGCCAAGGACGGTTCGATGATGCTGGGCCCCAGCCATGAGACGGCCGTGAAGGTCTCTCCGCACACTTCGATGTTCGCAAGAGGGAGGACGTTCGCGCCCCTGCTTCATGTGTGCGAAGGCGTCGAGACGGCCATCGGTTGCCTGATGCTGGGTTTCTCGCCGGTGTGGGCGTTGGGAAGCGCGGGGGCCATCGAACGGTTCGAGCCGCAACTCGCCATCGGAGAATTGATCGTGCTCGCCGATCATGACCGGACAATCACCGATTGTCACGGGCGGCAGTGGCAGCCCGGCGAGAAAGCCGCGCGGGCTTGCGTCAAGAATTGGCGGATGGCAGGCTGGCGCGCGGGTTATGTGATGCCGCAGGTCGAGGGCGAGGACTTCGCCGATGTGGCGCGGCGCAGGATTTAAGAAATCCGGGCAGGGACAACAGCGAAAGGAATAGGTCATGGAAGATGTCACAACTCACCACCCGGTTCCGAACAAGCGGCGCGGCGACGGCAAGGCGAAGGGAAAGAAGCGCGCCCCGCCCAACGAAACCAGGCCGGACAAGTTTGTCCGATTGGGTGAGCACCGCATGACGAAGGTGACGACCGCGATGCGCCAGCTCTGCATCCTCGGGCGCGACTATCCCCACACGGAAACGCAAACCTCCCGCATCATCGGCGAATTGAGGCGACTCGTCGGAGAGGTCGAGGCTGCGCTTGCACCACACCATTCGCGCCGCGAGAAATTCACGTTCTGATCGAAGATGCCAGACGAATGTCTTGGGGGCGCTTGTCCTTGATGGATTCGTCATGTCCGATGAAAACGGCGGCGACGGCGACGACAACGTCATCCGGTCGCTCGAAATCACGCGTTTGGCGCGGCTTTCCCTGATCGATTACGACGGGGAGCGGTTGACCGCCCATGAGCGGTTGGGCCTGCGCATGGCGATCCTGGACAAGCTCGTGATGAACGAGCGGGCGAGGCTCGAAAAAGCCGAGAGGGACGCCACCGCCACGCTCGCCGCCAAGCGGCTGCCGCGCGAGGTCGGGGAGTTTCCGCCGACGGAACGGAGTTTGGCGAAGGCGTTTCTGGACGACCAGTGCGAACGGCTTCGGTACAACCACACGCAACAGCAATGGTTCATTCATTCCGGCATCTGGCAGAGGGACAAGAGCGCCGTCGTCTACGCCGAAGTGATCGAGTTTCTCGACGACAAGCGCCACTTCGATTACGGAAAAAAGCGTCTCGTCGATGCCGTCGAGAGGCTCGCGCGGGTGGATCGAAGGGTCGCAACGATCCAGGAGGATTGGGACACCGACCCCTGGTTGTTGGGCACGCCGGAAGGAACCGTCGATCTCACCACCGGGGAACTGAGGAAGGCGCGGCCGGAGGAACTCATTTCGAAGATGACGGCGGTCGCGCCATCGGAGGATGCGGAGTGCCCGCTGTTCGATGATTTCGTGCGGTCGGCGCTTGGCGATGACGAGCTGATCGGATTTCTCGACCGCTATCTCGGTTATTGTTTATCCGGGGTGACGCGCGAGGAATTCCTGCTGTTCATGTACGGCAAGCCTGGGCGTGGGAAGGGAACGCTCACGAAATCGGTGCTGGAAGTGATGCGGGATTATGCGAGCCCCGTGCCGATTGAGATGTTCACGGATCGGAGCGGCAAGCAGGAATATTATCGGGCGATGCTCTATGGCCTGCGTTTCGTCGTCGCCGCCGAGCCCGAGAACGGTTCCAACTGGAACGAAGCGTTCGTCAACGAACTGACGGGCGGCGACCCCATCAACGGGAGGCATCCCAGCGGCCGGCCGTTCCGGTTCAATCCATCGCACAAGCCCTGCATGCACGGAAACAAGATACCGGCGCTGCGCTCGGAGGCGACCGGATTGGTGCGAAGGCTCGGCATATTGCCGTTCGAACACGCGCCGCAATGCGTGAACCTCAAGCTGAAGGAACAACTCGTGGAGGAATACCCGGCGATCCTTCGGCGGATGGTCAACGGGTGCGTCAGCTATCGCAAGCGCGGATTGATGGTCCCGGAGAAGATCAGAAGCGCGACGATTGAATATTTCGAGCGGCAGGATACACTCTCCCGGTTCGTTGACGACATGGACGATGACGGGAAGTACCGACGGCTTCCCGGCGCATGCGTGCGAAGCGGCGAACTGCGATTGGCCTATAACAAATGGGCGGACGACAACGGCGAGCGCAAGCTGAGTTCCCGCCACTTCTACGAACTGATCGAAAGCTCGCGGGACCCGTCGATCAGGAACAAGAAGAGCCATCGCAATCGCTCATGGGTTGAAGGGCTCGCACAAGTTCCAGAAAAAGCTTTTTCCGAGAAAAATGGATAGGCCACCGAGCGTTTTGGCCTATCCGTGGCCTATCCGTGGCCTATCCATTCGGGGCGAATGCTCGGTTACGGTCATCACTCCTGCCAGACTAAAGTCGGTCAACGGTTCTCACCGAGTCAGTTGTGCTGTCGCGTGCGGTTCCATTTCGCACCGCACAAGAGCGCGGGAGGCCTATCCGTGGCCTATCCGTGGCCTATCCATGGCCTATCCGCTTCAACAGAAAAAGTGTAACAAGATCAAAGCCCGCAAATGGAATGGATAGGCCGGAGAGGCCTACTTGGGGGGTACGGCTCGTTATGTAATAGCCGGAAGCGCGTGTGACATTTGTCACATGCACGCGCTGTTCATCCTATAGCGAGCCTATACCCCGGTTTAGGCCTCTCCGGCCTATCCATCCGCCAGCCGAGCCCCTCACAATATTTCAAGTTTCGCAAAATCCGAACTCACAACTTCCGCACAGCTTCCGCACAACTCGCTTTCGAGTTGTGACTTGTGCCGAAGCTGTGACTTACCAATATCCGAAGGTTCCGCTGGTAGAGGGGCATTCCCCTAAGGCCCATTTTCCAGGTTGCGGATTCTTAGGGCCGCTGGCTCCCGGCCCATCAGAATTTGAGGCTCGGGCTCGCGGTGGGCCGTCGAGGTCGCGGGGCCGGCGCGGCCGGTGGCCCTGGACGGCTCGGGCGGAACTCGCTTCAGCGGCCCGCTCTGGCCGTCGAGGGGCGGGCCCGTACCACCTAATCCAACGTTCATGTGGTACGGATCGCGGTTCCGGCCTGCGCGCCTCGGCCGAGTTGTGACTTGTGCCGACTCTGTGACTTGTGACTTGTGCGGAACTTGTGCGGTGCGGAAGTTGTGACTTGTGACTTGTGCGGTGGGGGGTTGTCACAACCGACGTGGGCGTTTCGGAAAATCGTGAGAGGCGGCACCCTCCCACTCGGGAACCTCAAAAAGCCTCATGGTCGAAGAAGCGAATGAAATGACTATCTTTCGCCCGTATTCAACTTTCGGCATATTAGCTGCACATCGTTAACAGCATCTCTCGCATGATCTATTCCATTATTCCAAACCGCAACACCAACGGCGTAATAACCATCTTCACAGGTGGTTTCATGACGGTCTCTGCCATAGGGAGTAGCTCGCTTAGTTTCATTTTTACCGTTTGGCCACGTTTGCAGATTCGTGCTTAAGAGACTCTGGGCCGTCCCTAATTCATCTACTCGTGCCTTAAGTTCATCAAAGACGCTCGTGGTATATCCAGGAAGCGTGATCGGATAAGGACCGTCGGAGAGAATCAAGTTGATCGTCGCGTCCTGGGCAGACTCTACTGAGACGCGGTCAACAATTTGAATCTTCGGAGTTCGGCGACAAAATAAAGCAACAGGCTTTGTCGGTGTTACAGTGTATGGAAATTTGCTCGGCACGTTCTTGCACGTAAGGCTGTCCGGCGGCTCAATTTCAATAGCCTCGATATCATTTCCGTTCTTTTCAGCAGCGTTAATAGTTAGACCAAATGAATTCTTGGTGCCGCTGTACTTGATTGTCCAGCCCGGATGCGCCAAACACTGTGTGATCACACCTAGCGCTTTATCAAAAATAACTGTTGCGCTGCTGTATGTTTGAACTGAAAGGCCATTATCCCGAAAGTTTTTCGAACATACCTGCCTTTTTTTCTCGTCGCTCCACTTTCCACCAAGGCTAAAGACCGCGGCAACTGCATCAAAGCCAGCGTTGCTGGAACGACTACTGCTCTCGCAGTTGGCGTAGTATTCGATGCTGCGAAACCTCTCATCTGTCATATTGACACTAACGCTGGTCAGCGCTCTCGCGAGATCAACACATACTTGCGACGTCTCTGCATAGCTCGTATCTGAAATTAGACAGGCCGCAAGTATCACACTTGCCCATTTTACACGTAGCACGTTTCCAACTCCCATTCGAATTTCAGATCAATAACAGTAATACTTGTTACTAGTTTGTCGCAAGATATCGCAGTGCTTTATAAGGCTGTCAACTTACGTCCACAAATCCCGCATCCTCCGCATTCCTCGGTGCGGAAAACAATATTTTCCTGTCGGCTACCCTGCTACCGCCGCGAGCAAAAATCAGTCGTTACAATCGATCCGCGCCGTCGGTGGAATCGTCCTGCTGTCAGCGGCGTAAGGTTGGCGTCTGGTCCCCCAAGGACAGGCCAACCTTTTTCTATTTGCGAGGCCACATGGAAAAGAAGCTCGCCATCCGCCGCATGATCGGAACGGGAATGCAGGCCGATAAGATCATTCTCGCCGCCACGACCGCGCCGGGGGACTCCGACTACCAGCGGCGCCTAAGACTCTGGGGCGCCGACTGCGCCGCCCATGCCGCTCATCTCATGAGGGCAAGCCGTCAGCAGAAGGAAGGGCACGCCGCGATCAATGGCGCCCGTCTCTATGCCCGCGCCTTCTATAATGACGCCATGCTGATGGTCTTCGACTGCCCGCCAGGATCGCAGCTCTATGAAGCCACGAAGAAAGACTCCTTCTCACCCGCCTCCGAAGCCCGTCTCGCCGCCGCCCTCTGTGCGCAGAAGAATGTATGGACGGGCGCGTTGGGTGCCTCCACGCACGCCCGCCGCGCGATCTCCCATCAAAAGGATGAGGCCGGCGCCCAGCTTCAAGCCTCGGTGGATGAATTGGGCTGGCAGGTCGGCCGCCTTCTCCTATGGCTTTGCGAGCCCGAGCCACGGGATTGGCCGGTGGGCTGATGAGATTTATTTAGGTGTTTCAAGAGCTGTTTTCAGTGCTTTAATATCAGCTTCCATGACCCTCAGTTGGGCGTTTGTCGTTTCTTGAGTGCCGGAGCCACGCAATGCGGGAATTAAGTCTCGCATGAAACTTAGCCACTTTTCTGCCAAACCGATTACTGCAAATGCCACACTATCTCTTGATGTGTTCATTGCATAACCGACGCCCCCAAAGCAGACGAGTGCCAATAGAACAGCCGCCCCCAATACGGGTAAAGGTACATCCCCACGGAGCAAATAGATAGCGAAAGGAGTAATTCCGAACACGGCTCCAAGACTGCCGAATAGCTTCGCTCCAAAGTTTCTTATTTCCATTTCGCTTTTCTCAACAAATGCCGGTCTTTTCTTTTCTCCGGCTTCCTTTGGAACGACTTTGTTATGTTCGGCTTGTGCTGGATTTACCTCAGTGGTTTGCAACACACCACTAACCTCCAAGACTTCCGGAGGTTTCTTATCACCTTTATATATTATGCGGTGAAGACCTTTAACGCCTTTCTTCTCCGTATTTCCAGCGTTATGAACGGGAGGGCTCAAGCTTTGCTGTTTTCCTGGCGCTTGAGCAACTTTCTGATCAACCATGGCGCAAGCCCAAAAATTTGACGCGTCTAATCGAAACATTCTGCGGAAACAACAAAGCTAGTCAAGCTGCAATAACGCGCGTCCACAATCTCAGGTCACTGATCTGGCGGTACCCCCCAACCAGTGCTAAAACCTCCTCGGGGCAGCCCGTCGAGGTCTCCCGATGGCCCTGCAAATCGAGCACTGGCCGGTCGCACAACTCGCGCCTTATGCGGCGAACGCCCGCCTTCATTCGCCCGCCCAAATCAAGCAGATCGCCGCCTCGATTCAAGAGTTCGGTTTCAACGTTCCCTGTCTCATCGACGATTCCGGCGCCCTTATCGCGGGGCATGGGCGGTTGCTGGCCGCCAAGGAACTGAAGATTACAAGCGTTCCCGTCATCCGCTTGCGGCACCTGTCGGAAACCCAAGCTAGAGCCTTCCGCCTCGCGGACAATCAGCTCGCGCTGAATTCGAGCTGGGACATTGCCGCGCTGCAAGAAGAGCTGCGGTTCCTCGACGAGCAGGGTTTCAACGTCGAAATCGTGGGCTTCGATGACAGGGAGTTGGCGGAGTTCGCACACCAGAACGAGGAGGAACTCACCGCGACGGAAGAAGAGGACAAGTCCGCGCTGCTGGAACTCGTCAATGTCACCATGGCGGAACCCAGGCACGAAGTGGAATACCACGACCATTTCACGTTGCTCAATCGCCATGAAATCTTTTGCGAGTCCGTCATCTCCGGCTTCCAGAAATGGGGGCCTTTCGTGACGGCGGAGAAGTGGTTCTGTCCCTATGGCGGCGTGTTCGTTCCCTTTGCGCGCCTCGCCATGCAGAAGGATATCGTGATCGTCCAGCCCGACCCCTATATCGTAGCGCATACGCTGGACCGTTTCGAGGAGGTGCATCCAAACTCCGTGGTGAAGCGATGAAAGAGACCGCAGGGCTTTGGGACAAGAAGGATTGGCCCCTCTATTTCCTCGCCTGCAACATGCGAAACCTGATTGTCCGTTCCCTCGGTGAAAACGACCCCATCCTCATCGCGGTCAACGAATTGTCACGGGACGAGGCGGCGCAATCCGCCGAGGGCATCCTGACGAAACAATCCACTCCCGTCTTGCTGGACTCCGGCGTCTACTGGCTCGCGACGGAACACGCGCGGAAGCACAATATCAGTATGGACGAGGCCCTCGCGCTCGCGCCGGAACGCATCGACAACTTCGACTGGTTGCTCACTCTCTACCTCAAGATGGTCGCTCGCTATGAATCCCGCCTCTGGGGCTATATCGAGATCGACCAGGGAGGCCGGGAGAACAAGATAAAGACCCGCACCATGCTGGAAGCGAAAGGCTTGCGGCCGATTCCCGTCTATCATCCCTTGAATGATGGTTGGGACTACTTCGATGAACTGGCCCAGCAATATGACAGAATCTGTCTCGGCAATATCGTCATGGCCGACAAGCCCTCTCGGCGCCGCATCCTCGCGACGATGTGGGAACGGCGGCGGAAATATCCGCACCTTTGGATTCACGGTCTCGGCATGACGCCACGGGACATGACGCTTGCCTATATGATGAATTCCTTCGACTCCTCCTCATGGCTGACGGGCGTTCGCTTCGGGGAGACGGCGGCGGCGACGATCAATCTCGGCATGGCGGTCCTGATGAACGGCTTCGACTATCGCCGCGACCTCCCGATTGAACATGAGGGGGGCCATACCAAGGGCACGAGGCTCTGCGCCTATTCCGCCGTCATGTTGGGACATTCCTTGCGAGCCTACCGCAAAGCAATTGAATCGGAGTTGGGTGCCGATGTGGGACTCTTCGATGTCGATCACGGTTAGATTCACGCGGGAGGGATGGCACCGATGGCCGGGAGCTCCCCCCGAACGGGACTATCTTGCGAGCCTTCATCGGCACAACTTTCATATCGAGGTCACGACGCCCGTGGAGCATCACGAGCGGCAAATCGAGTTTCATGATCTGTTGGATGACGCAAAGGCGCTCTTTTCCATTGCGGAGTCGGACTCATGCGAAACCATGGCCGCCAATCTGGTAAAAGCGCTGGTGGATCGATATGCGGGCCGGCCCTTCCGCGTCTCGGTGTTCGAGGATGGCGAGTGCGGCGCGACCGTGACGGGCCCTCATGACTAGGAAAGCTTACGATGCTCGCGCTGGATTCCATGATCAACCTCGCCAATGAGAACAGGGCGCTTTCAGCCATCGAGCGCGACGAGATGACGGAACAGGCCGAGGTATTGCTGTCGATGCTGTTCGGGGCCTTGCGGATCGATACCGAGAAAGACCACAACATGAAGGGAAGCGCCGCCCGCATCGCCCGCATGCTGGTGAATGAAATCTTCGCCGGACGCTACAGCGAACGCCCCCCCATCACGACGTTTCCCAACACGCGAAACATGGACGATATCTATTCCGTGGGGCCCATCGCCGTGCGGTCAACATGCAGTCACCATTTCGCGCCGGTCATCGGGCAATGCTGGATCGGCCTGATGGCGGGGGAAATGCTTGTCGGCCTCTCCAAGCTTTCCCGCATCGTGGATTGGATCATGCGGCGGCCCCAAATCCAGGAGGAAGCCACCGTTCAGATTGCGGATGAGTTGGAATCGCTTCTGAAGCCGCAAGGCGTGGCCGTCATCGTGAAGGCGCGTCACATGTGCCTGGAATGGCGTGGCGTCTGCGAGCACGAGACCATGATGACGACCTCGGTCATGCGGGGGGCCTTCCGCTGCAATTCCCATCTGAGAACAGAGCTTTTGGCACAGGTGCCCAAATGATCGAGGCCACCCGCTACCACGACATTTCATGCGGTCACCGGGTATTCGGCCATGAGGGGCAGTGCGCCCATTTGCACGGCCACAACCTCCGAATACACTTCACTTGTGAGGGCTATGGCTTGGACGAGGTCGGCCGCGTCCTCGATTTTTCCGTTATCAAGCTAAGGCTCTGCAATTGGCTTGAAACAAATTGGGACCATCGTTTTCTCATTTGGGACCGCGACCCGTGGCGGGAGCCGTTGTCGGTGCTTGATCCGCACGGCATCGTGGCGGTGCCGTTCAATCCGACATCCGAAAACATGGCCCGTTATCTCTACGATGTCATCGGCCCGCAACAGCTTGAGGGCCTTCCCGTCACGCTGACGGATGTGGTGATCGAGGAGACGCGCAAATGCTCAGCCCGTTGCTCCCGGTAAACGAAGTCTTCTCGACGGTCCAGGGCGAAGGGCACTTCACCGGCACGCCGGCGACGTTCATCAGGGTCCAGGGCTGCCCCGTGGGATGCCCCTGGTGCGACACAAAATATACGTGGTCGTTCGATCTCGAAAACGAGCGCAGCCGCGCCGAAATCTTCGCCAAGGGCACCGCAACGAGTGAGACCTTCTGCCTCGCGAGCGCCGAGCAGTTGACGGCGGCGGTCAAGGACCTGCACGTCGTCATCACGGGAGGCGAGCCTGCTCAGTACAATCTTCTTCCATTGACGGAACTACTCGCCGAAGCCGGCCACATGGCACAGATCGAGACGAGCGGCACGTTCCCGTTGCGAGTGGATCGCCGCGCATGGGTGACGGTCTCGCCGAAGCCCAACATGCCGGGGGGCCTTTCCGTGAAGCCGGATGTCTTGAAGCGGGCAAACGAGATCAAGCACGTCATCGGCAAGGCGGCGGATATCGACACGCTGCGGGTGCTGTTGCCGTGGGCCGGCCCCCAAGCCGAAATCTATTTGCAGCCGTTGTCCTGCTCGCAGAAGGCGACCGCGCTCTGCATCAAGGCGGCGGCTGAAAACGGATGGAAGGTATCGCTTCAGACCCACAAGATGATAGGGGTGCGGTAATTCGCTTGCGCGAAAACGATCCGGCGCGCTAAAGCATCGCCCGCGCGTTCCCGCTTTTGGATTGGACTCCTCGGGCTTGATCGCGCCCTAGGCCGCCCGCTTGCTCGTCCTTGCGGGCGGCCTTTGCGTGTGGATTGTGGGGACCATGACTCGCGCCGATTAGGCGCTCTTGTTAGAAGCGGTCTCGCACGCTGCCCGTGCCAAGGGGCTGGGTGCTTCCGTGCCTTGGGGCCGCGCGCTTTTTCATCCGGTTTGAGCGAGCGGCCCTTTGGCGTGCGGGCAACAAAAAAGGCGGCCCAAGGGCCGCCTCTGGTTTGCGCGGGCTTGTCGGCCCTCAATGCAGCGTTGGGGTTTGCTGGACGGGATAGGAGGTCGTGAGCGCGGTTTTGAGGCGCGTTCGGGCGTTGCAATATTCGGTTTTGATCCATTCCCCCAGCGCGGCGGCGAATTCGCCCCGCTCGGTGGCCGTCAGGTTCAGATGGCGGGCGAGCTGGACGACGTTCTCTTCAAGGTCGTCGAGGTTGCCCACCATGGCCCCCCCATGGCGCAGCCCATCGCCCGACGTGAAATCGCACATGATAAACCCGTCCGCAGTGACGGCCGCTTTTCCGTGGAAGCAGGGCGGCTCGATTTCATGGCCCAGCACGCAAGCGATAATGGCGCCGGTTCGGGTGCCTTCGGCGGCAGAAACGGCTCTTTTCTTCCAATCGCTCATTTTCGGACTCCTCAATTGCCTTGCGGCGGATTCCAATTCCGCGCGGTCAAAGGTGATGTGGGTTTTGATGCTGGCGGCCTTGGCATAGACCGACAAAGGATATTCGGGCTTGAAATGCAAGTCCCGTTCAAGGCCGATGGCCCCCAGCACGAGCCCGCCGAGGCGGATCGGCACGCGGATGGACTCAATCTCTTTTCTTGACGCGTAGCCAAGTTCGGGCATGCCGAGCCCCATATCGCAGAGACCGAACAGGGTCTCGCCGTATTCGTCGATTTCCGTAAAGAGCCACGTCGCGGCGCCTGCGGGATTGAAGATTTTGACCACCGGCACATGATCGGGCTCGGTGCCATCTTCGATTTGCTTAAGCTTGGTGGCCACCGCGTTGGCGGTTAGGCTGGCGAGTATTTCGGTCGTGAATAGTTTCATTAGTCGATCTCCCACAACACGGCTTCATAGAGCTTTGTTCCACGGGTGTGACCGCCCTTGGAAATGGCGCAACGGCGAATCAGCTCGACGAATTCCGCCGCCATCGACTGGCGGTAGTCCTCGGTTTCGCAGGCTTGGTAATCGAAGCAGTCGCACGCCTTGATGATTTGCGTCTGCAAGACGTAATCCGGCACGAGATGAATGACGGACCCGTCCATGCGGCCGCGATAGAACGCTTTCCGCAGGGCTGCGCGCACCAACTCGGTGGGCGACTCCTTGCTGTACTTCATCGTGTCGGCCGTGGATTCGTATTCCGCCGCATGGTCGGGATAGCGTTTTTTGACGGATCGCAGATTGGCGGCGAGCAGCAAGGTGAATACCTCGCCCTGTTGTTCTGGGTCGTCGTTGGCGACGTAGGCCAGCAGCGAAATGTGGTTTTCGCTGCAAAGGAAAGCAGACATGAGTTCGGACTCCTCTCTCATTGAAGCGACAGCCGCTTCGGAATGCGGCGGGCGGGCCGCCGCATGGTCGAAACGGTTAGTCCTCCATCAAGACCTGTATGGACGCATCCACGTAATGGCAGCCCGGAAGGACGGGCCCCGCGCAAATCAGCGTGCGAAGCGACCGCACGTAATTGGCATCCTCAATGAAGTCGTTGACGTTCGCGCAATCCGCATTCAACGCGTGATGACAAAACCGCGCCGCATACACCAACAAACGCGGATCGGCTATATCGAGGTAAATCGTGACGGCCGCTTTTATCGTCGTCTCTCTGGTCATGGTTCAAAACTCCCCACAGTTTTGGTGGAAGGCTCACGCGCCCTTTTGCTCGGCTGCGACCGCGCGCAAGAGCGCGGCAAGGCTCTTGTGTTCGATGCCGTTGCGGGCATATCGCTTGACGTGCTCGATATATCGCGCCGTTCCGTTGGGCCTTCCGTGAAGGCTGAACAGAAGCAACTCGCTGTCCGGGTAGCGGATGACGTGATGACCGCCGCCGCCGAAATATTTGGAAAGGGCATATTTCGCCATTGATGGGACTCCTCATGAAAAGAAGCGACAACCGCTTCGGAATGAGCCGCCGATAACAGCGGCTCATGATCGAAACGGTTCAGCGCTTCCAGGGATTGAGTCGCGCCTGTTGGACGGCCCTTAGCTTGTCCTGCTCTACATCGCGGATGAAGCGGACCAGCTCACGCAAAGAGGGCTCGCTCAATGGCGACAAATCGATGCGATAGCGCTTGCCCGTCACCCGCGTCATTTCAGCAAGAGTGCGTTGCAGCTCGGTTGTCATGTCGGTTGCTCCTAGTGCTTTCCAAGATCAAAACAGCGCTGGCAGATTTCCGCGCCATCGGGGCAACCGATGACTTTCTCCGTGACCATTCCGCACGCATCGCATTTCGGCCAAGCCGGTTTCGGATAGAAGCGATAGACTCGGCACGGCACCTGCACGTAGACGCCATTGTGGGCGCGGTGGTCGTCGTGGTGAAAGAACCAGACGGTGCCGGGCTTGTACTCTTCACAGTGGATCAACTGAGCCTTGGGAATGGCATCGTCGAGTCCACCGGAATAGTCCATCGCGCCGCCAGCAGTGAGATAGAACGACTCGTTTCCGCAGCCGCTTGTGGTTTGGATATCGTCGCCCCAGTCGTAAGTGAACCGCCGGTAATCTCCGTCCGGCATGATCACGTAGTCGCCCACCGCAGGGCCGCCGCGTGCGATGAAACGGGCGAACCTTTTGTCAAGAATGGCTTCGTCGATGGCGTCGAATTTTGGTTCAGCAATCGTTTTCATGTTTGGAGTCCTTTCAGGTTTCGAGGCGTTGCAAGAGGCGGGTGACGGATATTGGATGCCAGCGCTTGCCCTGTGGCGTTGGCGTCTTGGCTGCATTCAAGCGTCGGGCGATCTCGGACGCGGAAACGCCTTTGATGGCCCAAGGCTCGACGGTCGCCCGCAGAGCTTTGGCGCGGGTCTCCGCTTTCGCTTTGTTGCGGGTGCCGATATCAGGCGAGCCCAGCTTTTTGCCGCGCGCCTTGGCGGCCGCGAGCGCGGCTTTGGTTCGCTCGGCAATCCTTCGGCGCTCGTCCTCCGCGAAAGCCGCATAGACGTGAAGCATCAACGGATCAGCGTTGGGCATTGCCGCCACAAGAAAGCGGACTCGCCGCTCCATAAGGCCCGCGACGAATGCAACGTTGCGGCTTAGCCGGTCGAGCTTGGCGACCACGACGGGGCAGTCGAGGCGCTTTGCGTGAGCGAGTGCCTCTCTAAGCCTTGGGCGCTTGGCGAGGGCGTCAAAGCCCTTGCCCGTTTCAACCTCCACATAGGCCGCCGCCAGCGAATGCCCGCGTTCGGCAATGTATCGGGCGATTTCCGCATGCTGGGCTTCAATTCCAAGCCCGCTCCGTCCTTGCCTCTCTTTCGAGACCCGGACATATGCGATGATCGGAGTCATGCCAGCCACCAAAATTCGCCGACGCGGTTGCCGTTCACGTCATAGAGCGAGCCTTCCGTTTGGCCGTAGTGTTCGACACGGTTCGCCAGCTCGCGCAGGATTCGGGCAACTTCAGCATTCCCGCCTTCCGCGAAAGCGTCGTTGAATGTTCGGATAGAGAGTCCGAACGTGGATTCCTCGGTGGGCACCCAAAGCCGCAAAAGCTTGGCGATGGAAAACGGAATCTTCGTGCCGCCCGCATAGTTGGCAATGGAGCTTGGCGAGATATCGAGTCGGGATGCAGCCTCGCCATAGGTCCAGTTAAGCCGCTTGAGGATGGCGCGGAATTCGCACTTGTCCATCGGCTCTTTCTCGGTTGTGGTTTGACGCTTTGACATTGTCGGAATCCCTAGCGGCCAGAAAATTGCGTGAACGAAGGCTCGCGGGCCGTGCCGGTTTCGTCATCTTCCATGCAAACGAAGCAATAGCCCGCGTTGTCGGGCAGATAGGCGGAGAGGAAAGAGCCGATCCAGCCCAAGCCTTCGCAAAGCGCCTTCGCAGCGGCATAATGATTTTGCTTCGTGGTCAAAGACGCATCGCAATCGATCCTGACTTTTCCATCTTCGCAGCTTGCTTCGATGCGAGCGGGCCAATGATCGGTGGCGGGAATGCATTTGGTGATGATGGCTTGACGCATGATGTGGACTCCTCAGTGAAGATTGACTCATTGAAGCTTGACCGCTTCGTGCTGCGCTCGCAGGGCAAGCGCAGAGTCGAAAAGGTCGGGGCTTAGAAGTCTTCGTTTAGGGTGATTTCGCCGCCCGTGATTTCCGCAATCCATTGATTCAGGATTGAGTCGGCTTCCTCGCGCGAATAGGCGAGCGCTTGAAGCTTTGCGGGAACGTCCATTTCGTCCAGATCGCCCATGGCGAAATCGCATTTGATCACTTCAAGCTCGTCCCACAGGTCTAAGAGGATATGGGCTTCTGCTTCGGAATGCCCGATTTGAGTGAGCCTATGATGGGCCTCGTCTCCGTTGATTGCGCCCGTCAAAAACGCGTTCCTGATTTCAGTCGTCGAGGTCATTTGCGTTTATCCTTTGGCGTTGAGGTATTCGGTCGGATCGGCATTCCCGATTGCGGCCCGTTCCTCCGCGTCCATTTCGTCCTGCCATTCATCCGTCATGGCGGAGGCGGCTTCATAGGAGAGGCCCAGATATTGAAGGCTCGCCGATGCCTCTTGATTGTCGATCTGCCCCGTCCGGAATTCCCGCCGAATTCGGCTTTTCGTGATTCTGCGTGCCATTTTTCGAGCCTTTCGCCTTTTGTCTGCCGGTGGCGGGTTACCGCCCCGGCTCCGCTCTTAATGGTCGCATCTCCCAAAATTTGCAACCGTTAGGATGTATTTTTTAGAAGATTTTCCGCTACTCGAAATAAAAGGCGGATTCGGCGGGAAATGCCCTTTCCAGGGGCGGGGAAGCCACGTGGAAGCCTTTTCCAGCGGGCCTGCCCATCAAGGGGGCCAAATCCAGGGCCCGCCATGGGCCGATTCCAGGGGGGCGGCCGAATCCATGGGGGAAATCCAGGGGAAGCCCTGGCGGGCAATCCATGGCGCAAAGCGGGAGGCCGGCCGGCGCTGGCCCGAAATTAGGATAATCCGAATTTTTGGCGTTATTCCCGCTTGGCGGTCGCGGCCGCGATTTCAGCTTTGGCGCGTTCGATCTCTTTCGCGAAATCGAGGCGCCTAGTCCGGACGAATTTCTGGCGATAACCGAGCGCGCCGACGACGGCCGCGATGGTCGCGAATTGCGGGCGCTTCGTTTCGCCCTCGAACCAGTTTCGCAACGTCGTTGCGGAAACGCCCGACAGCCTAGCCACGTCGCGATTGCCGAGCCGCTCGCGCTGGACGATGGTGCGAACGCGGTCGATCACCGGGTCTTTGTCGCGAAAGCTGTATGAACGATAGAGCCGCAACCTGCCGAGCGGCTGGCTTCCATTGCGCGCCATGGTCTAGCCCTCCGCCGTCGGACGGTGCCGAGCCAAGCCCCGTGCCGTTACCTGATAGCTTCCGTCCTTGCCGTGCTTGATGAGGCCCGTTTTCACCATTGCGCTCAGTTGTGGCGAGGCTGATTTCGGATTGCGTCCGATGGCCGACAGCACCGGCCCGATCTGCGCGGCCTTGAAGCGCTCGTCCTTGTGCAAGACGAAAAACGCCAGGATCGCCTTGGCGGATGTGATCTCGCCCTTGCGGGGGCGCGGTCGCTTGCTTTTGTGCTCCAATAGCTTCGGCGCCGCCTTTCCGTTGAACATCCTTGGTGGTCGCGCCGGCTTCTGGTCTCCAAACAGATCGATATGAAGATCAACGCCGGGACAGGAGGACAGCGCCGCCATGAAGGTTGTCACGTCGGCGCGGAACGAGAACTGAATCTTGCGCAAGCTCATTTGCATGCCTCCATCGTCAGCCCCGATGGGAGCCTAGCACCGATGGAAAGAAAACTAACAATGGAACCGTCAGGCCTGCATGGAACCAATGACGAATAGACTCCGGGTTGCGCGCGTAAGTGCGATTTCTCGGAAATCCTCGGTACACATCGCGGGGCTTTCGGCAATCACGATTTCCGCCTCGATCCCGCGCATGTGGGCGGCGTTGCCAAGCTTCACGGTCGGCAGATTGGACAACCGCCCATAGCGGGCGAGCACGGCACCGGCTTGAGCAGCACTCCATTTGTTAATCCAGAATGGCGCGGGGAGCCCGTGATATAGGAGCCAGTACAGCCAGGCCGAGCGCCGCCAAGGCGGTGCGATGATGAACAGCGAGCCAAAATCGTCGGGCGGCGGCGGCACGGTCGTGACGGGACCGGAATCGAGATCGATGCGTTCGGGCCTGCGCAAACAAACGGGTAGGCCAAGGTTCAGCTCGGCATCGGTCGGGTTGCGGGTTGCAACTATCACGGAAGCATTCGGGAAATAGCGGGGCATCACGCAAGCTTCGTCTTCGGCGATCTCGTCCATGACGAGCAGCCGCGTTCTGCTGGACACGAAATAGTCGCCTTGGATGAGGTCGGCCTTGTCAAGAAGCCCATGGCGCCGCTTGTAGGTCGCGGTATAGGCCCGCACCGTTTCGAGGTAGGCGTTTCTCGGCAGGTCGAGGGATTCGAGTCGGGCTTCGTGGTCGGCCTTGATGGCAGCGATCAAGCGAGGTTTGAGGCTTTCGAGGAACCGGGCTTCCGTTTCCGTCGGTTGGTCCGAAATGTCGTTGAGCGGGGCCAGCACGTCGGCAAGATAGGATTTCGCGACACAATCAGGTCTCACCCGTTTGTTGCTGCCGATGAGTGCGGTGTAACGGAGCATCGCGTCGATGGGCAAGAGCCATTTGCAAGCCGTCGAGGCGTTGGCTTGGACGACTGCGGGCCAAGGGGCGACCGCTACAATATCATCGGAGCAGATGCCAAGGCCGAGGGCGGCGCGAATAATCTCAAAGAGCGCGGTCGTCTTGCCCGAGCCCATAGGTCCGGAAATGCAGGCCGTGAAACGGGTTCCGGTTGCGACAAGCTTGTTGACTGACTCTGAGCAGTCTTGCGGCGTTGCATGATAGATAATCGCCAAAGCACGGGCCTCCGTCATGGCTTCCAACATTAGCAAGTTCTTTCAGGACGAGGCGGCAAATTGGGAGCGCGACAAGCGCGTGATGTCGTCGCGTCTCGCGGGAACCTCCATCCGCGAGATTGCGGAACACGAATGCTGTTCCATCGAAGAAATCGAGGGCGCCATCATCCGTCAGTCGGGTGGCGTCTCGCCGAATTTCCGCGAACGGCACATGCAGCTTTCTCTGGAACGGCTCGACCGGCTTTTGCGCGCCCATTATACGGCCGCGCTCAAGGGTAATTACGACTCCTCCGTCATCTATCTTCGAACCATCGAAATGAGCGGGCGGTTCCTCGGGTTATTTCCGCCTCCGCAACCGGACAATTCCCTCGACAAGCTTCAGCCTCTCGTCAGCAATACCGAGGAAATGCGGGACGCCCTCGACGAACTGCTCGGGCGGCCCAAGCGCACGATTGATGCCGAACCGCCGAAGGATGGCGGCGATGGCTGATCGGTTCTTGAGCGAAGTGCAATCGCTGCACAAGCTACGCACTGATGTCAGGGCGCTCGACGAAGACGCCCGCGAAATGTTCATGCAACGGTTCTCACATGCGGCCGGCGACTGGGTATTCCATGCCCGCGATGCGCAATTGCCGCCGCCCGATCTTGACTGGTGCTGGCTTCTGCTCGGCGGGCGCGGCTTCGGCAAGTCGCATTCGTTGAGCGCGGCGGTTCATATCGCAATCAGAAGCGGCATCAGCCGGATTCATTTAGTCGGGCCGACCACGAGTGACTTGCATGATGTGAATCTAGAGGGCAAGAGCGGCATACTCGCGACCTGTGGCCGCGACATGCGGCCGCGTTGGGTATCCTCGCGCAAGCGGCTGGAATGGCCCAACGGCGCGCAATGCGTTTTCTTCTCAGGCGAGGAGCCGGATTCGTTGCGCGGCCCTCAATGCGAGATTTGTCTGATCGATGAGATCGGCCGCATGCGCTACCAACAAGCGGTCTTTGATATGGCCATGATGGGCTTAAGGCTCGGGGACAAGCCGCGCATCATGCTCGCGACAACGCCGCGAACAACGGTGCTGATGAAGAAATTGGTCGCGATGGATGGCATCCGTATCACGACCGGATCGACTTATGACAACGCGCGCAACCTAGCGCCGGAATTCCTGTCGAAGATCAGGGAATTGTACGAGGGAACTCGCCTCGGTCGCCAGGAATTATTAGGCGCGATGATACTTGATCCGGTGAATGCGTTGTTCAAGGACGATTGGCTTGTTCACGATGACGTTTCTGAGGACCGCATCGAACAGGTGTCCGTCGGTGTCGATCCCTCGGGCGGCGGGGACGAGGTTGGAATTGTCGCTTGCGCGTTGTTGACGGATGGGTGTCTTTCCGTATTGGCCGACCGCACGACCACGGGAAGCCCCGCGCAATGGGGCGAGGCCGCTGTGAAATGCGCCGACGACTTTGATGCGGACGATTGTGTCGTCGAGACGAATTTCGGCGGCGAAATGGCGGTGGAAGTGGTCAAGCGCGCGGCGGAGCGAATGCATGAGCGCGGCGACCGGGAATCCTCATTTATCAGCATCAAGGAAGTCTCGGCATCGCGGGGCAAGGTCATGAGGGCTGAACCTGTTTCGTTGCTCTATGAGAAGGGGCGCGTGCTTCACCGGCGCGGCCTGGATCAGCTCGAAGGTGAAATGCTGGCTTTCAGTCGTGACTGGGACCGCAAGATAGATGGTTCGCCGAACAGATTGGACGCGATGGTATGGGCAATCACGCGGCTCAGCAAGGTCGTAACGGAACTGGCAATCGCATAGGAGAAAACCAATGGTGAAGAAGCGCAAGAAGACAAAGACGGCAAAGCGCCGAAAATCCAAAGGCGTTCCCGCGCGAACGAAGAGCGTGGTGAAGCGAACGCCGCGCGTTCGGCGCTCTGTGATGCGTTCGATCTAGAGGGATTTCAGATGGCCTGTTTGCCATGCGGCCAGCAACGGCAGCAAGTTTACTCGGCGGTCCGCCAAGGCGACATGCGGGGTGCCGCCACGGCGATCACGCGCGGCGTTGCGATGGCGGTCGATAAAATGAGGGGCGTCGATATCGTCGCGAAGTATGGAAACACGCCAGTCGTCAAGGCGACCCCATACCGCCGCCCGCCAGAACGGAGCACCTAAATGCGCTGGCCGTTTGGACATAAAGCCGATCCGCCAGCCGGCGCGGCCGTCAGTGTGGACGTTGCATCCGGGACCGGCATCAATATCGACCGGCTGAATGCCGATCTAGCGCGAGAATATATCCGTTCGATCTATCTATGGCGGTCGGTCGATATGATCGGTTCGATGGCTTCATCGGTGCCGCTGATTGTACGAAAGCCGAACGATGCCCAGCTCGCCGCCCCGGAGCTTGCCGTCGAGACCCTCTTGCGCCGACCGAATCCGCAATGGACGGGCGCGGCGTTGCAATACTTCGCGGCGGCTTCGATTGCGGTTGCGAACAAAGCCTATTTGTTGCGGGTGCGCGGCGCTGGCGGCGTGACGCTTGAGCTTTGGCCGTTGCCACCGAATGATGTCGTGCCGCTCTACCTCGCTGGAAGCCGAATGGTCGAGGCTTTCCAAGTCACCGAAGGCGGCCGGACGATGCGTTATGAGGTCGATCCGGAAACAGGCGATTCCGATATCATTTATATCCGACGACCCGCGCTCAATCGATATACCGACAAGTCACCCGCTGCGATTGCGGCGGCGCCTGCCGATGTTTTCACGCGGATTTTGCAGCGCTGCGCCGATATCATTTCGAACAGCTCAAACATCAGCGGCGTTTTGAGCACAGAGAAAGAGCTGAGCCAGAAGAAGGTTGAGGAGGTCAAGGACCGCATCAATCAGTTCAAGACCGGACAGTCGGAAAGCGGTGGAACGCTCGTGACGGCGAATGCGAAATGGAATCTCACCCGCTTGAGCGAAGACCCTGCTTCCGCGCTGTCGGTTTCAATCAAGGACTCGTTGGCCCGCGATGTGGTGATGACTTTTGGCGTGCCATCGCAATTGGTCGGCCTGCCTGGGCAGGACACGTATAATAACATGGCAATGGCGCGAGTCGGTTTCCTCACAGATACCGTACTGCCAGGTTACGTCGGGCTCTACGTCGCAGGTCTCAATCATGCGCTGATGTTATCCGGTGCCGAGATCATTGCCGATGTCGAACATATCCCGGCGATGGTTCGAGCGCGGCAGGACATGACGGATATGGCGACGAAAGCCACGATGCTTTCCGTCAACGAGCAGCGAGCGTTGCTCGGCTATTCACGATACGAGGACGATGAAATGGCCGACGTGCCGGTGTTGTTGGAAACGTTGCGGCTTAAACGCTTGGCTATCGAAGTGCAGGGCGGGAACGTGTCGAACATTCTAGGCCCCGAGCTGCGGGGCTCGCCTGCGGGAGGCTGAGCCATGACCGAACTGATCAAATACGACGAGGCGTGTCGAGCCGTCGCGGAGGCGGCCCGCGTCGATGAGGTCAAGGACATCAAGGACAAGATGGAAGCGCTCGAACTCTATGCTCGACAGGTGCGGAACCCAGAGCTTGAGGCCGATGCCTGGGCGATACGCAAGCGTGCGGAAGACAAGCTAGGCGAGTTGACGTTGCAAATCGAGAAAGCGCACAAGGTGGGCCCCGGCATAGACGTTCAACTTCCCATCGGTGGGAAGTTGAAAAAAGACGTGCTCGCCAAATATGGAATCTCTACTTCGGCGGCCCAGAGGTACGAGCAGTTCCATCTGTTGCCGTCATGGGAGAGGACTGCGCGGATCAAATCGGGGCAGGAAGCGATAAGGTCCGGACGGTCGATTGCTGACATCATCACGCGACAGAAAGAGAAGGCCGACCAGCGGGCCGCGCGGGAGCGGGAGCTGGCACGGAAAATTCTCGCTCTGCCGACGAAAAAATATGGTGTCATCCTGGCTGATCCCGAATGGCGGTTTGAGCCGTGGTCTCGCTCAACCGGCATGGACCGGGCGGCGGACAATCACTATTCGACCTCGGCCATCGATATCATCAAGACTCGTGATGTGGCCTCCATTGCGGCTGACGATTGCGCAGCTTTGCTATGGGTGCCGCAGCCAATGCTGCGGATCGGGCTCGACACGCTCGAAACGTGGGGATTCAACTACAAGTCGCATTGGGTTTGGCTGAAGGACCGCATCGGCTTGGGTTATTGGAATCGCAATAAGCACGAACTGCTGTTGCTCGGCACGCGTGGTGAGATACCTTGCCCTGCTCAGGGCGAGCAATGGGATTCCGTCCTCGAAGCACCGAGACGCGGTCACAGTGAGAAGCCCGAAATTTTTTTGGAGTTGGTTGAATATTATTGGCCGAATATTCCGCGAATTGAATTGAACCGGCGGGGCCCAGCGCGCCCTGGTTGGGATGCGTGGGGCTTTGAGGCTGAACCGTACAAGCCGGCATTCGAACATGCTGTTGAACGTCGGGCATGACCTTCACTTTCAAGCTTATTTGCGCGCGATGGAACAGCGCCTTCACTCCCGCATGGTCCCTTTGTTGTCGGCAGGCATCCGCTTGCAGATGTCGCGCGGAGGGATACCCGCAGCGCATTACGTGACGACGCAGGGCGAGCCGATCATGTTGCGGCATTATCGCACCGTCTATGTAGATGTGTTCCGGGCTTCCGTCGATCAGATCGAGAAGGCCGCGACCACAGGCCAATCGGCCTTCATGCGCGAACAGCTCTCCTATCTAGAGCGGGAGGCCGCCACGCGAATCCACGGTATCGCCCAGAGCACAGCGGACGAAATCCGCGATATCGTGGTTGCTGGCGTTCGTGACGGAAAGAGCCATGACCAGATAGGCCGGGAGCTATACGCCGCGATTCCGGACCTCACCCGCAAGAGGGCCGCAACCATCGCCCGCACCGAGACTCACAGCGCGGCGACCTCGGCGATCTACGAGACGATGAAGTTCAAGCGGGTGCCCATCAAAACGAAAACGTGGTGGACGGCTCGCGACAAGGATGTCCGGGCGAGCCATCAAGCGGTTCATGGGGCGGTCGTGCCGTTTGACCAGCCCTTCACGGTGGGCGGCGCTTATATGATGTTTCCTGGCGACCCGTCGATGGGAGCCGGCGCGGAAGAAATCGTCAATTGCCGTTGCTCGGCGCTCTTCAATACGTAAGCAGGACTCTCGCAATCTTCCGTTTAGAGCGTGGTAGGTGTGGGTTCCTGGCGGGACGGCGGGCTCCGGTCGGCCCAGATGGACTATTCAGAACTGTCTTGTGCCTACGAAACCAAGTCGGAACGTGATGACGTTGCGACGTTCACCGGCATTGCGTCTACCGATGACCTCGACTTGCAGAACGAAGTGATCGAGGCTGGTGCGTTTGATCCCATCGCGAGGAAGGCGAACGGCGATCCTGACGTTTCCATGTTGAGGGACCACGACCGGACTCAGGTCATCGGCGGGTGGAAAAGTTTCTCACAGCAAGGGCGCCAGCTTCACGTCGAGGGCGAGTTGTGTCTGGCGGTCGCGCGGGCGCGTGAGACTTACGCGCTCATGAAACGCGGGTACCTGTCGGGGCTCTCGGTCGGATATGCGGCGAGCCGTGACGGGATCAAATACGACACTCGCAACGGGAAGATGTACATCAAGAAGGCCACCTTAAAGGAATGCTCGATTGTCACGCGCCCAGCCAACACCAACGCGCGGGTGACGAATGTCAAGACCGACGTTGCCGATATGCTTGCCACATGCGGCTTGAGCGAAAGCGATATCGACATTCTCGTGAATGATGGCCTCGACGCGCTAATCGAATGCAAGCGCGACCCTAAGAAGCCTTGGGGCGATGTCACCTATGCCGACAACGGGATGCAGGAGGACGGAGTCCACCGCTACCCGATTCATACCGAGCGGAATATCCGGGCGGCGTGGTCTTACATCAACATGCCGAAGAATCAGCGCCCGTATACGTCGGAACAGGTCGCCAAGATCAAGCGCCGAATTATCGCCGCTTGGAAAGAGAAGATCGACAAGGAAGGGCCGCCAGCAGCGCAGGACAAGAACGAAGACCTCATTCCGTCGTTTCTGGACATGCCGATGGACGAGTTGCGCGTGGCTTATGAAATGCAATCGCTATTATCGCAGTTGAAAGGTCGGTGCCATGGCTAATGAAGCTGGAATTGCGGAGTTGGTCCAGGAGATCAAGACGACGCGAGAGGATATCGCCAAGGCCGACGACGCCCGCATGCATGTGCTCGACGAAATGAAGGCCGACATCAAGAAGCACGGGCAGTTATCGGTGGATACCGAGGCGAAGGTGATTAAGATCACCGATGATATGGCGGCCAACGCCACGAAGTGGCAGGGCCTTGAAGACTCGCTGAACGACTTGCGCAAGCGCCTGTTGCGACCGGGGCAGGAGCCGGAACGGAATGATGACAAGAGCAGGAAGGCGGCGCTTGATCTTCTGCAAATGAAGCACGAACTGCGGATCATCAAGAAAGACCCCGAGCATCCGTTCACGGCAACGGAAGAGCAGATCGCGGAAGCCGGCGTGGCCGTCAAGGCGATGCACGAACTGATGAACACGACGAACATCGATAATTTGTCGCTGGAATACCGGAAGGCATTGACCGCGTTTTCGTTCGGCAGCAACGGTTTCATTCTCGCGCCGGAGATGTCGAGTCAGGTTCTATCGTGTTTGACCGATTACACCGACGTTGCGGGCCTTATGCGCTCAATGACCATCAGCGGCCCATCGGTGCGGTTCATGATCAATAACGTCCGCATCGACTATGCCGCGTGGGCTTGCGAGGCGACTTGCTTCGCCAACAATCCGCAGGCCGATCTGAGCGGTCTCGGCGAAATGGAACTGAAGCCGGAAACGTTGAGATATGTTTTTTGCGCAACGCGGGATGCGTTGGAAGATGCTTCCATCAATATGGAAAGCTTCATGATCAATCTGGTGAATCAGGCTTTCCGCCGCACGATCTCGACGGCCCTGATCTCGGGCGATGGTGTCGGCCGCCCTGTCGGTATTCTGAATCCGAACGCAAACATTCCGGTTTGCGATACAGCGGTTTCCACGCCGGTTGACCGCTTTACGTGGCAAGACTTGATCATGCTGAAATGGCAGGTTCCGATGCAATACCACAACGGCGGCCGGTACTTGCTGAACCAGAACACGCTCGCGCTGTTGCTCACAATGAGCGATGCGTCCGGAAGGCCGATGCTCGCGACGTTTCCGCAGGACATTCCGAACAGCGCGGGCTTCCTGCTCAACGGATCGCCGCTGACGATTGTCACACAGATGCCCGACGTGGCACCGGGAACCACGCCGGTGGCGTTCGGAAATTGGAATGAAGTTTACATGATCGTGAATCGGAAGGCCGTGACAATGCAGCAGGACCCTTACAGCGCGGGCTTCTGCGTGCTTTATAAGTTTGAAGCACGCATAGGTGGCGGCGTCTTCTGTCCGAATGCCGCGAGGTTGTTGCGTATTCGGTAAAGCGAAGGCTGGGCAAACCAAGCCTGCCCAGCCTTGCCGAGGCATTCCAATGGCCGCCGATCCACATACTGCCCGGCACAGCCATACGGTTCCTGTCCGCGCCTAAGTGACGAATTGTGGAGGTACGAATATGCCAAATATGTGGTCAGGTGCATCAAGTTTTCTTGCTTACGTTGCTGCATCGCCGAAGTATGCGGACCTCGGGCCTGGACTGATCTATGCCATCGTGTTGTCCAATACCACGGCGGCCGACGTCACAAGCGGTACCGTTGGTATCGAAGCTGCCGACGCCCGCGCCGATGACGCTTGCACGCCCGACACATGGGGGCCGCTTCCGTTCATCCCGCCATGCGATGCGCCAGCGGGAACGAATCTCGGCAACGCAGTCATTGCACTGTCGCCCCAACAGCCAATCCGCGCGCACTCGCAGTGCAGCTTCAGCCTGCCGTGCCCGAAGCAATTCATGCGATTGACCGGCGTACCGGCATCGCTTGATGCGATCATTGTCGTCGGCCGTTTGCGGCGCACGAACTGGGACGTTGGTACCGTGAGCGGCGATATCGAATCGATCAAGTGCAATGAAAACGCTGCTGCATAGGCTGCTTGCACTGTTGTCGCGTTCTCGCGTGCGGCTCGGCGCTCCCATTCGCTTGCGCGGGAATGTAACCATCAGCTTTCGCGGCAACGGCAAGGCAAGGTTCCGCATTCAGCACACGCGAGACCAGCACGGGAAGCCCTATGAATTCGGTTGGTGCGATGTCTCGGCCCTCTCAAACGGCAAGATACCGTTGCAAGCTGCTATCGATCTTTCGCAATGCAGCGTGCGCGGAATGCTCGTCGAGCAGGTGAACGGCAATCAAGATGCCCTCTACCGGCACCATAGCGCCGATTGGCTGCGCGTGATTCCGTTCGATGATGATGCGACTTCCCGCAAGCAGTGCGAGCGCTATACGGTTCGCGTGAAGGTCGCATGATGGGAACAGTGGTTCAAATCACCGCAAAGGAAGTCAAATATTCGCTCAACAATTTCTTGCTCAGCGAGTTCGAAGAGAATGAGTTGTACGAGGTTCCTTCGCACGTTGCGGATGGAATGGTGAAGCGCGGGTGGGCCAAGCTTTCTGCCCCCAGCAGCCCCCCAGAGGCCCAGCCGCGCCAACCATCGGAACCGAAAGAGGAAGCGACGAAACCTGACGACAAGAAGCGAGGTAAGCCATGATTCATTCGTGGTGTTTTGGCTGCGGGGGGCCGTGCCCCTGCCAGCTCCATTACTTCCCATCGCCGTGCGTCTGCACAACCAGCGAACCCGCTGGCGAAACCGATGGCGCGGAGACAGCGAGCGCGCAAGCGGCGAAGACTTCGGCCACGCGGGCGAGCGTCTCAAAGGCTGATAAATGAACGGGCCAATTTCGATAGGCCGGCCCGTCGGCGGCTTGGCGGCTGGTCGCGCCGTCGGGCCGCTGGTCGGCTCATGGGCGGGCGGCGGCTTTTGCCCGCCCGTGCCGCAATGCTGTTGCGTCGGCCCCTGGACCATCAAGCCGGGGGAGACGCAACCGCTTGTGCTGCAATGGCAGCGCTGGATTGATTCCGTTCCCGGTTACATCGTGAACAAGGTCACGTCAGCGGACCTGTACGACATGACCGTCAACCCGCCAGGGCCCGCCGATCCCGAATTGATATGGCTTGAGACCGATGCGGAGGACGAAAACAGCGATAGCAATGGCGGAAACGATGATATCGACAACCCCAACGTGGACGTTGCCGGCGCGATCAATATCCAGCCGCCCTATGTCACGCATACACGCGTTTCCGTCGCGCTCGAAGCGCCTATCGGCAAGCAGTTCCGCTTGAATTTGGCCGTCACCGCCCGCGATTGCGACGGCCGCAAGATCACCATGCGCGATTGCGTCGTCATCGTGGTTTCCGAATGTTGACCATTCAAGAGCAGATGGATGCGGCTTATGCCATCTGCAAATGGCAGGCGGCGACCGACGGCGCTTTCCCGGAAGAGCTGACTCGTCATTGGTTCGAAGCGGCTTGGGACAAATGCGCCAAGATGGTCGGGCTGGTGTTCCCGCCGATAGAGGTCGCCGAGCCGATTTGCCTCGACCGCTGGGGCCGGTTCTGGCTGTCGCACCGACCGTCGAGCGAGGTCAAGATTTATGCGGGCTACACGTTGATTGCGGTCTTGCCGCCGACCTTGGAACGCACCCGTTGCGATCCGTCGCTCTGCTGTCACTGCAATCTGAGCGCCCATTACATCGTCGGCAGCACGGACCCTTGCGCTGTCATCTCGCCAAGCTTCGTCCAGGCGGTTGCCCGTGTCTTCACCTATCTTGTGGAGAACAGGGGCGATGTATCGGACGATGAAAACCTGCTCGGCAAGACCGGCGCGATGACGTTTCTTGAGGATGGCGTTCAATTCGTGGCGTGAACCATGGCGCGGTCGCTCGATAGTGCGAGACGGTTTGTGCGAGGCACCCAGCCGCAGGTTGGCGAGCTGCGCGATCTCGTCTGGATTTGCACGACCGTCGAGAGGCCGGACGAGAACGTTTCGACATTGAAGGACCGTCCCGGCGTCATCAACGTCCGGGCCCGCATCCGCCCCTTGCACGGCCAGCAATTGCTCGACTACCAGGCCGTCTTCGGCGAGGAGGAAAAGCCGACGACGGAAATCACGATCCGCTACCCCTTTGATGTGAAGATTGATGTCCGGCATTGGGTCTATCACGAGTCCGACGATAAAGTGGTCAAGACTTGGTACAAGGTCCGCACCGTTGAGGACATGGCCGGTTGGAACCGTTTCTTGATGATGCTCTGCTCGATTGACCAGATCAAGGATGAGCGGAGCGATCTGGCCACGCAACAACTGCCTCGACGTTGGGAAGACCCCGACACGGTTCGGGTGCCGGATCAAATCTGATGGCTGGGGTATCCGTCACCATTACTGTCGATGTCGGCGACCTTCCGACCGTCAGCATTGACGAGGACGTGATTGCCGACTGGATCGAGGGCCGCTTGAACGACGCCCGCAACGTCTTCATTCAGCACATGACGGAAGGCGGCTCGGGCATCACCTACGGCGATCATGTGGCTTCCGCACCGGGCGAATATCCGCAGAGCTGGGACGGCGGCTTGATCAATAGCCCGATGCCGGAAATGCACGGGACCCGCTCGGGCAGCCTCACGAGCGACCTCATTTATGCGGGCTATCTGACTACCGGAACGACCAAGATGGCGCCGCGCCAGATGTTTGCGGAGGCCCTCGACGAATCGATATCGGCCAGACCGGAAGAGGACGCGTTGCGGGCGGCTGTCAAGATCGAATGACGGGACTCAGCGAATAGCCGTGACGGGCTGGCTTAGCATCGCCAGCAATGAAACAGGAACCTTATGACTGCCTGTATAACGTGGTTGTCCGCCGCCTGCGCGCCGCGAATACGATCTTTGGGCAGAATGTCAAGCTCGTGTTGTGGCAGATTTCGGAGGAGCAATGGTCGCTGATGAAACTGCCTTATCTGCTGGCGGTGCCGACGGTCACGCGGGTTCGCGCCCTGATCCCGACCGACAAGCCGCGCGACTCCATCATCAATCCGCATTCGATCACCTTCCTTGCGCAACTGGACGCTAGGGGCTCGGAAGCGGCTTGGCTCGCCGCTTGTGACGTGGAGATCGCCGAAAAGCAGTTGATCAGCTCGCTCGTGAATTGGCGGCCCGCCTTCACCTATTGGCCGACGGCCTACGCTGGCATGCGGATCGAAGGAACGCGCCAGCCCGCCGTGAAGGTGGCGTTCGTTTTCACGTTTTTCGAGGAGTTGCATTTGTCGGACGACAACGACGAATGGAACGAGCAGATGAGCGGGAGGGCCGTCACGGAAAGCCAGCTTGATATCATCCTCGCGCGACGACGCACCTGTGCCGAGCCGCAGCCCGACCCGTGCGAAGCGTTCACGCCTTGCTGGCCCGACCCAATGTGGAGTGCGAACCATGACCATCACCATGACAGTGAGAGCGATTAACGGTTCGGTCGTGTACGATATCGACGGCAACCGGATTCCGGCCGATCAGTTCGTGAGCGTTCCGATCTCGCCCGGAGTCGTCGATGCGGTCAAGGCCAAGGATTTGGAGGAGGTAGAGGAGAAAGACCTTCCGCACAGGGTGATGGAGGATATTGAACGCGCGAAGCGTGAGCGGGAGAAGCCTGCGCAGGCGCGACCGCGCAAACATTCGTCCCACCACGGCGACTCTGCGATTGGAAGCTGATTTTAAGCGTAGCATTTCGGCCCTCACATCTGCGGAGTTGGCGCAATGGCAACGGACAATATAAGTCTGGCGGCTGCGCGCGGTAATCTCTTAACGTGGTGCGTAAGTGGTTACATGCCGCTCGCGGAGTTGTGCCGACCGCTCTACATCGCGCCGATGATGTCGGGGCTCACGGGCGATGGCATCGCCCAGGTGGGCCAGTGGTACCGGCTCTATTCCGTCAATGACGCCAGGTCGCTCTTCGGCGGCGGGTCGGTCGCCGTGCAGATGGCTACGCAACATTTTTGCACCTGCCCGGAATTGCCGCTCTTCATTGCGCCGCTGCCCGAGCCCTCGACGGGCGTTGCGGCGGCTTTCACCCTGACGGTTGCGGGGCCGGCGACGGGTTCGGGCGTCCTGTCGGTCGCCGTCATGGATATGCAATTTTCCATTGGCGTAATTGTCGGCTCGACGGCCGCCTCGGTGGCGACCGCGCTCGCGGCGGCTTTCAGCGCAAACCGAGATTTTCCGTTCACGGCGGCTGCGGTCGATGCGGTCATTACGTTGACGGCCAAGACCAAGGGGCCCGTCGGCGGCTGGTTCGCGCCGGTGTGGAACCCCAATTTCGGCGACCGTTTCCCGGAAGGCGTTTCAGTAGCGGTTGCCCAGACCGCGCAGGGCGTCGGCGTGATCGACCCATCGGCAACCGTGCCTGTCATGGCCTGCGCATGGGATTGCATCGCGCTCGGTACTGAGGACGATGTCGTGGTGGAAACCTTCTTGCAACTCGTCCGCCAGAACTGGCAGTGCGGCGTGCAAGGCGATTTCCGGGACTCCCATCTATTCCATTCTCGCACGGATACGGCGGGCCAGATCGCGGCCTATGGCATGGACCGCAACAATCCAGAAGAGTGCATCATACCGATCCGCACCGGCTACAAATATCCGGGTTATCTCTTGGCCGCCGCGATGGCCTCGCGCGTATGCTGCGGGGCCTGCACCGATCCGGCGCGGCCCGTGCAGTACGATAACGGAGTCCTTGGCTGCCTGTTCGACTCGATGATGTGCGCAAGCCTGTGGGCCCCCGAGGAAAAGCGGGCGTTCTATGACTCCGGAATCACGAATTGGGACGTATTGAATTCCCGTGGCGTCAGGCAAACGTCGCTCACAATTGAGGAGCCGCTCACGAGCTACAAATATGATCCAAACACCGGCGCACCGGATGGCGCTTGGCAACGCGTCGAGAGTCGGTACATGACCGCATATTTTGTGCGGGCGCTGGGGCGTTGGTACCGCCGCAACTATTCGAGCGTGGCGCTTGTCAATGACGGGACGCCCATTCCGCAGGGCCGCAGGGCCATCAGCCCCCGCAAGCTCAAGGCGTCCATCCTCGCATGGCTGCGGACGACACAACTCGGCATCACCATGGATGCGGACCCTGGATCGCTCGAAAACATGGTTCAGGTCGTGCGCCCGAATACTCCCGACAACTGCGATCCAAACAGGGTTTCGGTGCTGCTGGATTTGGACCTTGTTAATCAGCTCGCCAGGATAGCAACCTCTATCGATGTCTCGCCCGAATTCGCGTGCATTCCGCCAACGCTGACAACGGTGTAAGATGGCAATCTGTGTGAAATGCAAGGGCGCGCTCAATTTCATGGTGCAAGGCCGCGCCATAAAATTGCAAAGCGACGGCGACGTGACGGTGCTCGTGTCAAAGTATAACCGCACGGCGACCTATGACGGTGAGTTCACGCAGGAAGAGCGCAACCCGAGCATCACCGCTTCGCTCGTGGTCCCTTCCGACGTGTACGTTCGGGCGTTGCAGGAACTTTGTAACGTGCCCATCGTGCTGGAATTGTGCGATGGGCGGACTTTCTCAAGCGACCACGCCAGCAACGTTTCGCAGGACCCTTACGACACCAAGACGAATTTGCAGCCCATCGAATTGATCATGGACGAGATCACCGAACTGCTGCCTGTGGCCGGCGGCGCGGCGGGCCTCTCGGCGTCCATCGGTTTGAGTTAGTACATTTGATCAACAGGTGACGTGATGCCGCAAGAGTACGGGCGGCTTGAACTGTCGCGCGACATTGAGACCAGCGACGGCGGCCACAGTCATGAGATCGTGATGTTTCGCCCATCGGCGAAAGTCATGATTGAGGTGGCTCACGAGCCGAAGATATCGGCGCAGACGAGCAAGCTGGTTGCGTTGTGCTGCAAGGCCGCGAACGGAAAGGATGATTTCGTTGCGTTCTCGGCGGCTCAGTTGGACGCGGCGGATGCTGCCGAGCTGACGGCCATGATCGCGGCCATTACCGAGGAAGCGGAGGACATTTCTATCGGCGGCGGCGATGGCGTGATGGAACCGTTGGTCTATGATCTTTACTACCCCATTGAGCTTAAACGCGCGGACGGCGAGGACAGCGAGACGATCCGGCAAATCCGTTTCGTTGCGAAAAAGCTTGGCGATATCTCGGAGTTTCTCGACGCGCGAGGGGGAGCCCAAGAATTCTACGCGTTCATGCGGACCTTCGGCTCATTGGTCGGAACGCAATTGCCGATGTCGGATTCCATCATCGGCGCCATCGACTTTTTTGATTATCTCGTGATCCGGAACAAGATATTGGGAAAGCTTACGGGATCGCGCGGAAGGTGGAGGAAGATATCAGCTTCATAGCGCTGCACTTCCGATGGTCGCCGGGGTCGTGGGATCATTTGACGCTTGAGCGGGCCGCCCGCTTGTTCAATGTGGCGAATGAGGTTGCGAAGCTAGAGCGGGGCGCGAACAAACCGGACCAGTGACATGGCCGAACGCGACGTTGACGTTAATCTGAATGTGATGGTGAAGGGCGAGGACAAAGTCGGCTCGCTCGGCAAGTCGCTCGACAAGCTCAACAAGCAAGCCAAGACCACCACGACCGGAACGAACAAGTCGCTGAACGATCTAGCGAAGAACGTCAATGCAACGGCCGGTTCCGTCAAGACGAACATGTCGCAACTCGCCGATGCGGCGAAGCCCCATATGGTTCGGCAACTCTATGCGGCCCACCGGAAGGAGCGCGCCGAGCGGCTGACAGACGCGGCCATGGCGAAAGCGAGCGCCGTCTTTGCCAAGGTGAAGGAGCGGGTCGTCGATGCGACCTCCGAAATCGGTTCGGTGCTTGGTTCCCTTGCCAGCATTGCCTTCAAGGTTGGGGGCGTTGTGCTGTCACTTGCGTTTGCGATCACCAAGCTTGCAATCATCGCGACGCTGGTCGGCGGCGTCATCGCGTTCGCGGCTGCGATCAAGCTCCTGAAAAGCTCGTTCGCCCATGCGCGGGAATGGGCGCAAATGGTCTTGAAGGTCGCGCCGATGGCGGAACGCCAGCAGATGACGCTGACGGAAGCCATGAATGATAGCATTGCAGGCACGGCTTTGCTCGGCAAGGCTTATGACGACCTCAACGAGTCCGCCGCCGACACCTTCAAGAAAATGAAATTGACGACGAAGCAGACGACCGGCAAAGGCGGCCAGCGCGCCACGATTCTCGATCTGGTTCAATACCTGTCGCAGCGCTACCAGGGCATGCGGGATTCCCTCGACAAGGCCAAGACGGAGAAAGAAAAGAGCCGGATCAAGACGCGAATGGCGAAGTTCCGGGACACGCTGAAGGACCTCCCGTCCGAGGCCGCCAATATGGTGCTGTCATGGGCGCCGGATTACATCGAAAGCTTTCGCGGCGCGGTTGACCGGCTCGGCAAGAAGTTCGCCCAGACCGGCCCGCAACGGACCGACAAGGAATGGCGCGAGGCTTCCCAAAAGTTGGAAGGCGAAATCGCGCTGATCAAGGTCATCACCGCGAAGATGGGCGTCAAGATCGGCCAATGGTCCATCGAACCCATCGGTCGCGCCTTGGAAGCCGCCCGATTGAAGTTCGAGAAGATATCCGCGCCAATAGCCGATCTGGTCGGCGCGATCTCCGCGAAGGCATGGGAAGGATTAGGGGCGCTGATCGATGAGATCGACGTCCAGGGCGTCATCGACAAGCTGCGGCAATGGACGGTTGAGGTCCAGGCGATGACGCCCGCCGAGGTCCGTGCAAAGTTTGTGAGCATCAAGGATACCATGACGGCCATCGGCGAAGCCATCAAGAGCGTGGTCAATGCCTTCAGTCAGCTTGCGGCGATCTTCACGGAAACAGACACGACCAAGCTCAACAACACCGCGCTGTTCATCCAAGGCTTGTTCGAAGGCAACTTCGGCAAGATGGTCGAGGCGATGAAGGGGAAGACGCAACAGGAGCGTTGGGATTTGGCGCACTTCGGGCAGTTCGCGCCGCCGCCCGAGGCCGAAATCCAGTTGCCGACCAAGGCTGTGCCATTAGGAAAGAGACCGGGAGCGCTTCCGCCAACGGTCGGCCCGAACATTCTTGGCGCGCAGCTCGGATCGGATGACATCGACAAGCTCGCCGCTGCCGTCCATGAGCAGGGCGTCGTTGCGGATTCCTTCGGCCGGATTGTCAACGACGGTGCCAACAGCATCAAGACATCGGGCGAAGCCATGGGTGCGAAGCTCAAAACCTCAATGACGGACGGCACCGCCATCGCCAATCAGGGAATCGTCAACGCCTTCACGACGGGCGCTCCGATCATCGCGAGCGCGATTACGGGCGCGCTGGCTGGGGCAAAAATTTCCATTATCGCCGGTGGCGGTGCCGCCGTTTCGCGCGGGCCTGATCTGCCGGCCCCGCAATGAGGTTGAAACATGGTTGATTGCGGAACGCCGATCTTCCTTGACGCAAGCTGGAAGGGCATGCCGTTTTTCGTGGATTCGTCGAGCGACACATTCGGCCGGCGCGGGCAAAGCTACGAGTACCCGCTAGGGGAACGGGTATCGTTCAAGGACCTCGGGCGCAAAGCCAGAAAGTTTTCCGTTGAGGGCTACCTCATTGGTACCGATCAGGTCGGCCAATCCAACGCGATGGCGGCGCTCGCCGAGAGTCCGGAACCGGGCATGCTCGTTCATCCCATGTACGGCCCGCAAATGGTGTCGTGCATCTCGCTCGAAACGAAAGCCGAATACAAAAAGGAAATCCGGGTCACCCGTTTAACCTTCGAATTCGTCGAGGCGGCCCTGTCGATGGCCCCGTATTCGGCTGGCGTGGCGGTCTCGGTGGTCTTCGCGGCGGGCATGAGCGCGGTCGCCGCCAGCCAGCAGACCGCCACATGGGCCCCGGTGTCGCGGGACGTGACGACGGCGGCGGGCCTTTCCGTGGCGCTCGCGCGGCAGATCGCGCCCGCGACAGATGAAGCAAGCTTCGATGCGATTGATCGGTTGCACTGGCAGGACGACACGGGCGAGCAGGTTTCCGCAACGTTTGCCGGCGTGACCGCACCGATGAGCGATGGAACCGCAACGGTTCGACGAATCCAGACCGACGCGGCTTCACGGTTGCGCAACTGGAACGCGGATGTCGTGGCCGCCCAGACCGGGGCGAGTCCCTCGGTGGAGGCCATGATCGTGACGGCGCGGCTCGCGCTCATCAATGATTTTGCGCTGGTGTCGGCCCAGACGAGTTACAGCACGATCAAGGACGCCATCACTGATCTTGATTTCGTGATGGCCGTCTATGACGAAGAGGAAGACATCGCGGCCCGTCGAGGGGATGACGTGCTTGTGTCGGCGATCAGAACGGCCAGGGCCAATGCGGCGGCGGCGATCCTGTCGCGGAACATCCGCTTGCCCGGAGTCGCCTCGACGGATGTGGACGGGCTTTGGCCGAGCGTGGTCGTGGCTGGTAAGTTGTACTTCGACGGAAAACGCTATCGTGACGTTGAGAGTTACAATCCGCAGATGAATCCCTACTTCATTGGCCGGAACGCGGTTGCGCCGGCCGCATGAGTTGACTAGCGGGACCGTCCTTTGAAGGGCGGCGCGCGGCTCTAACAACGGAAGGTGACCTCCGTGGTCCCGGCCCATGACATAGCGGGTAGTTTTTGCGGTCAAGGTCATCGACGCGCGCACTTGTGACGAGAGGCGCAAATGGCGAACGAGGCTTTCGGGAGTTGTGTCGTCGAGGTTGACGGCCAGCGGTTTGAGAATTTTCTCAAGCTGCATGCGGAGCGGAGCAAGGATAACCTCACTTGTTCCGGCACGATAGAATTGTCCTGGCCCGGTGCGGAAATGTCGGGCTCGTCTTCGATGCCGGTTCAGCAGCTCGTTGACGGCGCGAAGGGCACGCTGTTGCTCGACGGCCAGCTCGCGGCGACCTTCCGCATCGACAAGCGGACCTCGAAGGGCTCGCCCACATCCTACACGCTGACGCTGAATTATCGCGGGCTCACGAGCGCGTTGGTGGACAGCCAGGCCGACCACCCATCGGGGCAGGAAAACAAGAAGAAAGCGCCCGATATCATCAAAAAATTGATGGAAGGATACGAGCCGCAACTCAAGGACAAGTCTGGCGGCGACACGAAGCAACAGGAACGGTTCATTATCCAGGAAGGGGAATCCGTCGAGCGCGCGATTCGCCGGTGCGGTCGCGAATTCGGGTTGCTCGCCACCGAAGACGAGGAAGGGAATCTCGTCCTGCAGAAGCGCGGTGCCGACGAAGGGAACGGGCAAGCGCTGATCCTCGGCCAGAACTTCACCGACTGGACGACCTCCCGCGACATGAGCCCGCGTCACTCCAAGGTGAAGGTGCGGGGCGCCTCGGTCCCGACCGATGAGAAATATGGGAAAGTCGCGGAGCGAGACCCGTTCGGAGAGGCGAAGGATTCATCGGTGCCGTACAAGCGCGACTTGCATATCTATGTGGACGGCGATCAGGACAAGGACACGCTGAAGAAAAGAGCCGTACAGGAAATGAACCGCCGCAAGGCGCAAGGGCTGACGGTCTCGCTCACGATGTCAACGTGGAGCGATGATGGCGGGCAGCTCTGGAAGGTCGGGCGCATCCACCACATCACGATTCCGGTCGATAAGGTGGACGACGATTTGCAGATCAAATCAGTGTCGTTCGACCTCGACGGGGAGACGCGTGAAGCATCGCTCGAATTCGTCGATAAGGAGGCTTACGGCGACAGCGATTCCAGCGGCAAAAAGGATTCGGGCAGTGCGGCGGTTGCGAAGGGAGACACGATTTACAGTCAGGGGGGGATTCAGGGCGGGCCGTTTGGAGGTTGAACGATGGCCGGTTACACATGGGCCGATGTCTGGCATCTTCCGCATAAGGTTCGCAACTTCGCGAAGCGCGGATACCTGAAAAAAGTTTACAATGACGGGAAATTGTTGAAGGGCCGCGTCATCACCGGCGATGGAATCGAGAATGACAAATTGGATATCGTGCATCCAGTCGGTTACGTCGCGCATGTGAAACCATCCGAAAAGACCGAGATCATTACGATGGACATCGGCGGCGACTCCTCCCGTCGTGTCATCCTCGCAGTGCTCGGCGACCGCGAATTCCATCCGAAACCGGACGAGGGCGAGGCTTTTCTCTACGCGCCAGGAAACCCCAAAATATCCATCCGAACAAAGATGGCCGGTGACCAGCAAGGGCGCGCAAACGGTGGCGAGAGCACCGATAGCGGGCGCGCTGCCGGGATTCATATGGATGCATCCGATCAACCAATATCAGCGAAGACTGAAAAGAGCTGGTCGGTGGAAGCGAAGGAAGCCATCAATATGAAGACCGACAAACACACATTCGAGGGTGACGTTCTGATCAAGGGCAACCTCAATGTTGAAAAGGATTTGCGGATTGGCGGCGAAGGCTACAAACCGGGCGATGGCCCATGGGCGGCGGGAGGTGTCGAGTCTAGCACCGCGCTGCTCATCCGCTCGACACCTCCCGTGCTCACCTTGCCGCTGGTGGTCAGGTCCGAAGATGGCAAGGTGATTATTGAATGCAATCTCATTGTGCAGGGCAATCTTCGAGTGAACGGGATCGTGACCGCCAGTGAATTCGTTCGCGCGTGACGGTTTCAGGATCGGCGACAATCCAGTCGGAGCCGCAAGGAATCAGGGCGATGGTGCGGCCGTTCCAGTCACAAATGATGTGCAGTCGGTCATCCTCGACGGACTTGATCGTGATGGTCGAGCCCTTGCGCGTCGGCCGGTCGAACACGATAGGCATTGAGACGCCCGCCTCAAGCAAGTCCGGTTCGATGCTGTCGCAATGCCGGAACGAGAATTCTGCTCGACGGAAAAAATATGGTGACGCCGTATGTGCCGTCCAAGTCATCGGCGTTCCCCACAAACGCGTTAAACCTTGGGATGCATCTATAAGGACTCGACACCATGACGCAAGCTTCAATTAACCCTTGCGCACCGCCATCCGATCCGTGCCGCTCGCCCGTGGTACCGCTCTTTCATTCCGGCATTTCGATGCGGCAGGTACCATTGTGCGAAGGCCCTTACTGCGAATGCCCGAGTCCCTCCTATGCCCGCATGCGGATCACCAGCGGCGGGACGCTCGACCGCTCGCGCTGGCTCGAAAGCTGGATGATTTCCCAGCTCACGACACGGGGCGAAGTCGCTTGTGACGAGCATCCCTTGAAGCGGCGCGCGGGCGGATGGTGGGCGGATAGTTTCCGCACGCCGGCAGGCTTTCGCATCGGCTCGAAACTTTGGGCGCTGCAATATTCGAGCGCGACCGACGACGCCCTTATCCTTGCGAAGCAGTATGCGACATTGGCCCTGAATCCCTTGATGGCGTGGGGCATCGCGAGCCGCATTCAGATCGATGCGACTTACGTGTCACGGAAGGTTATGCGGCTTTCGGTCTCCGCCACGGGTCCGGGCGCTTCCGGCGCGGCTGCGTTGCAAGGGGCGGCGCTGCCGGACTCGGGATGGTTGTGGGAAGAATACCGGGCGAGTGCGGTGCGGAATTAGAGGCGGGCTTGTCGGGAGTAGCCGACCCATCGACAAGCCCTGACGCTTTCATGTGCAATGGAAGGACAAAGACCACAACACACTCACAAGCGCTCTGTCTATGTGATGGCAAGACGCGGAAAAGTTCAAGGACCGACTCTGCGAATCCGCCTTCGATGATGGCCTAGCATCCGCTTCTTCCTCATTTGTGCGGGTGACCTTCGTGCCGGTCATCTCCAACATCGAATGCGCGCTCCCGCGCCCCGATATCGGCGAGCTGCATGATCAGGTGGCCGCCGAGCTTAGCAAGCGCCTGCTCGGCGGGGCTCCCGTGCTTCCAGGCTCGACGGAAGATGTGATCGCGTTTGTGGTCGGCGGTGCCGTGAATCTCATGTTCGGCGCCGTGGCCCAGGCCCTTGTCCAGAACGATCCGACGACGATGTGTTGTGACAATCTCGTCACCTATGGGGCCCGTCGAGGCATCGACTTGCGCGGCTCGACGAGGGCCAAGGGTTACGTTGCGGTTACCGGCGATCCCGACGCCCCGATTCCGCCCTCGATCCGGTTCGTCGGGGCATCAAGCCGCGAGTACAAGCCCGATCCGGGCGTGACCTCGAATCCGCAAACGCTTGACGAGACCGGGCGGGCGGCGATCCGAACCGTGGCGGCTGGCTCGGGCGCTGTCTTCAACCTCGCGGCCGGCGAGGTCGTGACCGTTACGACCACGATTCCCGGCATCGATATGGACGCGACCGTTGTCGGCAACGGGCTCACGGGCGGCACCGATGATGAGACCTGCGACACGCTGAGGGCCCGCATCGTCGCTTCCGAAAGCTCCGAAACGGTGACGACCAACGAGCAATGGTTCCTCACCCAAAGCCTGCGCTATCCGGGAGTCACGCGGGCCTGCACCGACGATTGTCACGGATGCTGCGACCCGACCTATATCGCGATCTATCCATTTTTCGAGGGTGTGTATGGTTCCGATTATCGAACCGAGCCGTTCGGAGTCCCGCCTTGTTCCGTGCTCGACGAAATGACCGAATGGATGTGGGGAACGGAACCCGGACGCGGCGAAGGACTCGCGCCGGTCGGTCTGCGCGGCGCCTTTCAGAAGGCTTTCCCGACCGTTATGGGCGTCTCGGCCAAATGCCTTGCCGGATGCCCGCTTGATGCCGAAAACCGCATACAGGCCGCGCTGTGGCCCTTCCTGCGCGCGTCCTTTTGCGTCGGTTCGACCATCTGCAAGGAACAGATTCGTTCGGAAGTTATGAAGGCGCTCGGGCCGTTCGTCTGCATCAGCGATATCGAGCTTTCATTTGACGGTTCCATCGGCAACGAGGATTCCGTCGATGCGTTTCTCGCCTGCGGGCACTTCGTGGTGTTGGGTGAAATCGATCTCAAACCGGGCTTCTCATGACGACGCAATCCGGTCCCGATGTTCCCATGATCCAGTGCTATATCCCCGACGGATGCTGCGGGCCAAGCCCTTGCGATATCGGCGAGGCTGATTTCGTTTGCGCGATCCGCTCGTTGTTACCGGAGGGCGACCTCTGGAACACGACCCTTCCGACGCTCGCGCCGGAGGTCGGAACGAGCGGCGTCGGCGCGATGACAGTCGGATGCTCCCGTGTGGGATGCGAGCAACTCGTCTTCGGTTCCTGCTGTGAGGCGGCGGCGATCCCGTGCGACACGGCAAAGGTGGCGCCGCAACTTGCCGTCATCGACTCCTTTGCGGCGACCGCCTATTTTGCCTTGCAAGCCTTGTGCGCCACGCTGATCGAGCTGGACCCGTGCACGGCCCAGCGGTCGGTTCGATGCTGGGGAGCCCGCTACGGCCTGGTTAGCGCCGATCTGTGCGAACCGAAATGGTCGAATGACGTGCTTTCCGCGCTGTTGTGCGAAACGATCCGGTTGCGGGGGGCCGTCATCAATTGGGAGACGCTTCAAATCCTTGCGGCCCGGTTCGGTGCGGAAATATCGATATCGGCGGCGGGCGATTTCAATTGCGGTCCCATCGGGTGGTGGACGATGGCCCGCGATATCGTCGCCTGTCCGCAAGAGGAGACGTGCCCGCCAGGAACCGAGCCCGATCCGTTCGCGGGCCCATGGATGCGGCTTGTGCCGGCGTGCGTCGGCCCTCCCGACTCCCTCAATATCGTGCTTGCGCCGGCCGATATTACGTCGCCTGAAAACTGCAACCTGCCGAGCGTCTCCGCGCCACATGATGAGGAAATGTATGCGGCGCTGAAATGGCTGCTGCCTAGGATTCTGCCGCCGCAAATTTTGTGGTGCATCTATGAGCGCGGCGTACCGGATACGTGCGTTCAGTAGCAGCGACTCTCGCCTTAGCGTAGATCGCTCGTGTTAGCCTTTCGTCCTCACTTGTAGGGCGTTTCGACATGGCGGCCATCTTCCCGCCTGCTGATCGCGGCGGCGTGCCTCCCGGCACGAACGTGGTCAACGGCTACTCGCCTGTTCATTCCGTGATCGGCGAAGGCCCGCTCTATGTGTCGCCCGACTGCTCGACGGTTCTGACGGATGGCCAGCTCAACGCGATCAGTTCCGAAGTGTTGGCGGCGGTCGATGAGTTGGGCTTCGCCTACAACAGCAGCCGGATCGACAATCTCGGGCAGGCGCTCGGCCAGCGTTTCACGACCACCGACAACGCGGTCGCCGCCAAGGTGGATCGCGCAGGCGACACCATGATCGGAGCGCTGGCGCTTGCCGCCGATCCCGTTTCCGATGACGAAGCCGCCAATAAGCATTATGTCGATACGCAGGACGACAACCTAGATCAGGTCTTGCGGTCCTATATCGATGGGGGTTTTTCGACGCTGATCGGTACCACACAAAACGCGATTGCGGACATCGACGCCCGCAAGGTCAACCGCACGGGTGACCAGATGTCGGGGCCGCTGTTGCTGGTGGCCAATCCTACCGTCAATTTGGAAGCCGCGACAAAAGGATATGTCGATCAACTTGCATTGGAAGGCGGTCACTTTGTCGATGGGCCGCACGATGGGCTGAGCTATGGGCGGATCAACGGCGCGTGGGATGGCGTCGTGTCGGTCGATACCGACCAGACCGCGCTGCTGTCGTCCACGCAACAGGAGACCGCGCGCCATAACATCGGCATCACGATTCCCGCGCCGTATAGCGGGCGACTCTATTTCAATTCGGCGACCTCGCTGATCCTGCGACAATTCAAGGGTGCCGATCTTCGCATTGCCGGCATCATCCATCAAATTCCGGCCATTGGCGTAATGGTCGATAACTCCGGGCTCAGCGCGAATACGCTCTATTACATCTACGCCTATGTGGACACGCAGGTCGCCATGCATCTTGAAGCCTCGATTGCAAAGCCCGCCTTGGACGAGACGCCCGGAAATATGGGTACGGTCGTCAAGACGGGCGACACGAGCCGTTCGCTTGTCGGCATGGGTTACACGAATTCGAGCGCACAGTTTTTCGACACGCCCACCACGCGAGGCGTGGCCAGTTACTTCAATAGGGCGCGGCAGACCTTGACCGGCGCGGTGGTACCGAACGCCTTGACGCAATCGCCGACGTTCGTCGAGGCCAACAGCGCGGCGCGGATGTATTTCGTCGCATGGGAAGGCGAGGTCATCGATGCTCACATGACGGGCTGGTGCCAGCAAACCGTGATCGGCGCCTATGCACAGTTCGGAATCGCGCTCGACAATACCACCAACACCATCGGCGGCCCTGCCGCCTATCAACCGGCGAGCCATGACAATGATCTTGCGGTTGGCTTTTCCGCAAGCGCCGGTGTGGCCGAGGGCTGGCATTACGTGACCATGATCTTCTCGATTGCCTCAACGAGCTACGGCGGCACGATGACGCTACAAGCCCAGATGACCGGATCGGTGGGGGGCTGATGCGATGGCTGGCATCTTCCCATTTTCGCAGGATGGCGGGCTTCCACCCAACGCGTTGCAGCCGAACAATCCGGCGCAGGCATTCCCGCCCACGGTTTTGCCAGCCGATACTTCGGCGCTGTACTACGGCAACGGCTGTGACGTGCGGCTTAGACCCGCCGTGGTCAACTCGCTGATCTCGGAGATCGCCGCGACGAGCGACCGCGCGATGATCCCGTACAGGGCTTCCTCATTGCAAAATCTCGAAACGGCGGCGCGCTACCTGATCCAGCGCGGCCTGCCGCGCTCGGGGCTTATGATCGAGCAAACGGAAACCAACTATGCGGTGCTGCTCGATCCGCCCTTAACCGCCTACACCGACCTCTTGACGTTGACGCTGTTGCCGCAGATGCAAAGCGGCGCCACGCAAAACAGCAGCTATGTTCGCGTCAACGTCAACTCGCAAGGTTATGTTCCTCTCTTGCGCAACGACCGTTACGAACTGAAGCGCGGCGACCTCATCGACGGCATCCCGCTCATTGTCGCCTACTATGACGGCGCTTTCTACGTTGTCGGATTCGTCAATTCACAAGTGCCGATCTCATTGACAGGGACCGTTGACGGCTGGGTTCGCACGGACGGCAACGACATCACGGGCGACGGCTCGGCCAATTCGCCCGACAAGGCGTTCCGCACCATCGCGGGCGCGTACAACGCGATAGCCTCTCGTTACGCCGCGTCATCGATGCTGACCATGGTCATCCGCATCGGCATTCCCGGCACCTACGAGGGCGCGGCTATCGGGCCTTTCAGCGGCGCGGTCTATATCGTCGGCGATCTCAGCAACCCCACGCCCTATAAGATCGGCGCAAGGTACTGGACGCACTACTCCGACTGCATCGAATTCCAATCCATCGCGGGCTATATCGAGGGCGTGCATCTGCTCGCGGACCACGCAAGCGACCTCAATGATTGGACCAGCTTGCGGTCCTACAACGCCTCGACCTGGGCGGTGAATTGTAATTTCGAGATGCAGTTTGATGTCATCGGCGGCTTCGCGCGGGCCGATTATGGCGGGCTGCTGAGCTTCCAGGGTCCACACAACTTCTATGGCAACGGTCATTCGATGCACTATGCCCTGTTCGCAGACACAGCTTCGTTGCCGGGCACGGGCATATTGGGACCGGCCACGTTGAACTTCGCCAATTGCGTGTTCATCATGGGCGGATTCTGCGCGGCAAACCTCGGGTCGATTGCCAACACATCGACGACCGTGACACAATCAGGCTGCACCGGCCCGCGCTACAACGTGCAAGACAACTCAGTCATTCGTGCGGTGGGGCAGACATTGCCGGGAAATGCCAACGGCACGACTTCCGAAAACGGACTCTTCATCCCTTGAGGTTGCGCATGGCACAGACCGACCAGACCGAACAGCGGCTCGACGAATTGACTGAAAAGGCAAGGGAGTCGTTGCGCGATATCGAGAAGCTACGGACCCAGCTCGGCATCGGGCAGCCCAAACCGATTCCCTTGCCGCCGCCCGCGCTTGACACATGGCTGCATCCGAAGAGGTAACGATGGCTTGGCAGGAAGGCGGGAGGGCCGTCAACAGCTTCATCGATGCCTTGAGGCGGCAACCGCTGGCGCTTGCACTTGTGATGATGAATTGCGCTTTGCTGGCCTTTCTCTTTTGGTCGGCGCGCGAGACCCAACTTGCGCGGACCAAATATCTGAGTGAGACGCAACAGATATTGGCGTCCTGCGTGCATGCCGATCAGATCGGCAATCTGTTGAGGGCAGCGAGAGGGGAGCGATAGGAGGCGCAAATGCGCGTTTGCATTTCGAGTGGGCACAGCAAGTTCGTGTCGGGTGCCGTTGGCGTTTTGAATGAGGTCACCGAGGCCCGCAGGGTCGTTCCGCGCGTGGCTTCTCACTTGCGCTCGGCAGGCTCGACGGTCACGGAGTTTCACGACGACGTTTCGAGGACGCAAAGCGCCAACCTGGGCGCGATTGTCGCGTACCACAACAGGCAGAATCGAGACCTCGACGTGTCCGTTCACTTCAACGCCTTCCAGCGCACGGACGGCCCTCGCGGCACCGAGGTCTTGCACCGCTCAAACCAGGCGATGGCGGCCCGTGTCTCGCGGGCGATGGCCACGGCGGGCGGTTTCATCAATCGCGGCGCCAAGCTTCGCAATGATCTGTCGTTCCTCAACAGGACGAGCAAGCCTGCGATTTTGCTTGAAGTCTGTTTCGTCGATTCGCAAGCGGATGCGAACCTCTACAATCGCCATTTCGAGGACATCTGTCGTGCCATTGCGGAATCGATCCTTGACCGTGCCGTGACGCCATCGCCGAGCCCGGAGCCGCAAATGCGGCCGACCGTGCGCCAGGGAGATAGGGGGGATGCGGTGCGCGAATTGCAAACCCTGCTCGACGGCCTCACTGCTGACGGAATCTTCGGCCCTTTAACCGATCAGGCGGTGCGGCTGTTCCAGCGCGAGAACGGGCTCGTCGAGGACGGAATCGTGGGCCGGAACACGTGGGGCGCGCTGCTCGCCGAAGACTCCAACGACGCGACGACATAGGAGAGTGCTATGTTGACGAACAGTGACAAGGCCATTGTCGCTTTGATCATGGCGGTGCTGGTCATCATTGAGCAGCAGGCCGGCCTGACGCTCGGAATGTCCGAAGCTTGGGTGACCGATCTGCTGGCGATCATCTCCGCGTTCCTGGTGTGGCTGGTGCCGAACAAGGCCACGGCATGACGCTCGGGCTAATCCTTTGGTCGCTCTGCACGGTCTGTTCTATCGCAATCGCCTATGGCCTCGGGTATGAGCGCGGGCAGGATTTCGTGCGAGCGGAAATGGCGAGCAAGGCGCAGCTCGGCACCCTCGAAAGTGCGCTGGTGGCGGCGAGCGTGCCCAAGAAGAGACGGCGCAAGAAACGCGCCGTATGACGCCTGGAAAATTTTTCCGCCTCGTAACCGTCCCTTAACCGACATCGCACAAAGTGCTTGCAAGCACATTCGAACCGCGCGGTGGCTTTCCTGGGCCGTTCCAACCGCGTGAAGATGAGGGGCCGCCGCGTCCGAATCTCTCGTGGCGGTCCTTCATACCTGTCATTGTCAGAAGCCCGCGAACCAGCCGTCGGGGAATGGCAACAACGGCCAGGGTGCCGCTGCATCGTTGTCGTTCGCGGCTATCAGAGCGGCAGGTACCCTCGGGCGGGCTTGCTCCATCACCTCAGTGCCAATTTCGAGCCGTCGCCGCCGCTCGCCCTGCCGCCGCTCGCCCCGTCGCCTGTCCTGATCCATCCGGCATCAATAGACATCGGCGGATTAATTTTCGCCGTTAGGCGTTTCATGAATCCCGCAACACACAAGATGCCGAAGCTGTGGAAAACCTCTTGACGCCCGCCACATATCCGCCATGATCCCGCCAAGGTTGTGACGGCGACCGACACTCGCACCGCCACGGTCCGCAGCATCCACCATGCTGCAAAGAAACGCCAAGGCCCTACTCCATCAGGGCGAATGACTTGACATTGCACAGGGCCGGCCGCTTTCCCGCTAGTTAGCGACCGAGGGCTACCTATTGCGTCAACCCCGCTCGCGCAACACCGGGCGGGGGATTTTTCAAAACACTAAAGGCGGTGGGAATGTCTCAACTCAATGTTCGCCTGCTCGACGATCTTGATGCGATGCTCGCACAGGTGCGGAGCGAATTCGGCACCGATCCGACCGATGAACGATTGCGAGAAGCCAACAGTTGCGGCTTCCGAATGACCAGTTTCGGCCTACAAACCTTGTTCCGGCTAATCGATATGGGGCTACCGGATTCGCGGATCGTACAGCTACTGCACTTCAAGGAAGAACTGATCGCCCTGCACCGGAGCGCCTATCTCTGGTCGAAGGCGAATCCGCTCAGTGCCAAGAAGGAATCTAGTGCGGTTTTACAGTTCGTGCCGACAGCGGCGCGATCATTTAGGTTGAATGGCCCGGTAGAGTGCCGACAACCTCCCGGCAAGGCAGGCTCCCCCAGCCTTGTCGCAAGCAGCGCGGCTCCTTGATCATTTGCGCTGAAGAAACGCCAGCCTCATCCGCATTTTCGCAGATCGCAAGAGGCACTGACTGACGGCATCGCACGAACCTGGAGGGGATCGGTGCGGTGCCGGTTTCGTCTATTCAGCGAACGCCCCATTTTCTTGGGACGGTAGCTTGTCCGGTTTCGTCATCAATCTCAATCGACCAATTGAGTCCCATGACGGCAGTTGAAATGGTCCATGTTGGGCGCCCGTTGTTGTCTGATTTGTGCGCCAGCACAAAACGTTGTGGAATATTGGCTTTGTTTCCGGCTTCGTTCGCAATTGCAACGGCTTCTTTTTCTGTCAGCCGTCGAGCGGTGACCCCCGCGTGATTTTCGCGTCTGACGAAGAATGATTTTAGAAGCCTCCACATCACCGAAATTGTCCAATACGCTGCTGATTACGCATGGCATCTTGGGCATCAAACAGATAGCGACTTTTCTCCCTCAGATACTTTGTGATATCAGCGGGCGCTGATCCGCTTTGCCAAATTCTAATAGTCATGTCCATCATGGGTATTGTAGCCAACAAGCCAGCGCCTTCAGGAATGAGTCCTAAGCCTTTCCAATCTGATGATATTCTTGATCCAGAACGAAAGAGGTAGAGGTAACCGTTTTTTGTTGGAAAACGGACACCAACGAAAAACTTCCGCCAACCGATAGCTCCTACCTGCGCGCGTGTTTCAGCCACCATTTCTTCAAGAAAGCGATATAGTGACGAGTTTAGATATGTTCCTGCTCTGCCAAGCACGCGCTGATTTCGAAGGATGTTCACTTTCGGCGACATAATTTGATGAATGCGCTCATGCAGTGCGACGAGTTCCTGATCTAGTTTTGTCCCATTTGTCGATAACCACATATCGGCCCAAAAACTGGTTTGACCGTCGCCCGCCACAAGTGTCGGGTCGTGGATTGTCCTCGGTGTGTATCGCCACCGGCTGGTCATCGGGGGTGGGTCTTCTATCGTGAAGACCGCTTTCGGCCGCCGAATGGCGTTCTCGGTTTGCGTGACGGCGCTGCGTGGTCGATTGCGAAACAAAAGGGCCAGCACCGCTGTAATCGTTAAAATATCGATGGCTCTTGCCAAGTGAGTGGCCGCCTCGTCGAGATCGCCCGTATCTGAGAGCGTAAGACGCGCAAACGCGAACAGTTCATCAAGTCCCTCGAATATCGCAAAACCGACCGCGATAAAGCCAACGGCAGTTATGACGGCATCAACCAATAGGCCTATCCCGACACCGTGCCCTACTATCCACGCGACGATTATTCCGCCAGCGATGTACAAAGCTTCCGGTGTCAAAAATTGTTGTAGCTGTTTCTGTGCTTCAGGCCCGAGCTTTTTTCCGGCCAACATAAAAACGGTTTTCAGTCGCTCTTGTGAAACTGTTACGCCCAATGTTCGCCCCTCTATTGCGCCCCACAGAGAGGGACCGCCGCGCCGATGAAGAACGGCGGCCCCTGCC